GTTTCACTATAATGGTCGGGTTAAGGCACCTCTAACGAGGACATTCTTCGGAATGTAGTTAAATGTTAGGATAGAACAGGATCCCGATTAAGCTCACCCACTTCTCATTTTTAAAACAAAAACATGGAAAAATACCTACATAAAATAACTTATAAATATAATAGAGTCAATAATGATGTGGAATCTGTAAATGTTATGGATTGGGAAAGAATACCACATAATAAAACTAACGTATATTTAAAGTCAGAAATGAAAACCAATGGATATTGGACAGAAGTAACCAACGCAATTGAATTAGAACACACTAACAACAAAACAGTGTATGTAGACATGTATATATCCGATATAGATAAATTTAAAACACACACAACCGGTGAAGTTAATGAGGCGATTATGAGAGCTTTTAGAAATATGACACTGGTTAATTTACTAAAGATAGATAATTATACGTACATTTGATTATTATGAAAATTGAAATAGGTAAAATAGACGTAAAATATTTATTTGATTACGAATCAAGTAACCACACGGAATGTGAGTGTGATGATAATGATTACTGTAAATGTTCTACAATTGATGATGCTTATGTAAGTTCACCAAGGTATGTTTATAATGGAAGTTAATGTTACTACAAAAACTGGTAAATCAGAGAAGTGGTTTATGAGACAGAACCTTTTTGAGAATGACTTTGAACAACTAAGCAAAGAAAACACAATTGATACTAAGTAATATCATATTAATATCTATCATATACCTAGTTATTGAAACTGTTGGTATTATCATACTCAAAACAACACTATATGAGCGTTGGAAAGTCAGAGGTATAATTAGAAGATATTTAAAAGAAGAAATTGATCCAATTATTAAAACGAATGTACAATACCCATTCATATCCTCTTCAAATATATTTGGATTTAGTGATTATGAAGTATATTGTAACTTTAATCTTGGTGATGCGGAAACCGGTGCATATATTCAAGTAAATGAAGGATTTGTCAATAATAAAATACACATACGCAGTATATTAAAATCTGCGTTCAGTAAAGAACTTATCAAACAACAAAGGCGTGAAAAAACACTAAAAGGATTAATAACATGATTAAAAACAGAAGAGTAAAATATAAAGGATTTCTATCAATCGAAGAACTTGATGTAGAAACAAAATCAGGAGAAACGGTTCAACGTGAAGTTATGGTACGACCTGACGCTGTTTCAGCCTTAGTATATGACACTATCAAGGATAGATACATATTAGTATCACAATTTAGACCAGGAGCATCACAAGATGTTGTTGAGATTGTTGCTGGTACATTAGACCACCCAGGCGAAGATCCAGTAGAGGCTATGAAGAGAGAAATCTTAGAAGAAATCGGATATGAAACCGACTCCATCGAGAAGATAAGCGAATTCTATGTATCACCTGGTGGAAACACAGAGAAGCTAACAGTATATTACTGTGAAGTATCTAATCAGATTGAAGAAGGTGGTGGATTAGCTTCCGAGAATGAAGAAATTGACATATTATATTTAGAGATGGATCAACTAAACCCCGAACTCTTCATGGATGCTAAAACAATAATCGCCATCAGTTGGTTATATAGTTAAAAAATAGTACCTTTATAGAGTTATGTATCCAGGAGAAATTAGAAAATTAGTAGAAAGACTAGATAAGCCATATGTTATGATCCTTATCGGACCACCATTGAGCGGAAAAACTACTTTCTTAAATACTGTTCTAATACCTGACACATTCAGACACATCTCAACAGATAATCTCGTACTCGAACTCGATAAAGTTGGTGATGGTGATTATGACCGAGCATGGAAAGAAGCTGACTGGAAATTCATAAAGAAGTATGTCAAAGACCAAATGAGAGAATGTAACGAAGCCAGTGAGAACACCGTTATCGACTTTACAAACCTCAGAGGTAAGAGAAGACGTTCTAACCTAGGTTTCTTCAGTAAGAAATTCTATAAGATTGCCGTTATCTTTCCAATTTTAGAAGACGATGAGTATGATATAAGAAACAAATCACGATTTATAGCCGAGAAGAAATCAATCAAGAAGAACCTGATGAAAGAGTTAATTGATTCAACTCAACCTATCGACCCTAAGTTAGAAAAGTACGATAAGATTATCCGACTTTGATGGTTGGTATATTATCCGTACATTTATACTATGGAAAATTTACTAAGTAAGATTTGGAAGATTGGATTAATAATTCTCGTATTGACTCTCATTTTCGGGATAGTTATTATCATAATAATCGGAGTGTCCTCAGTAGCTACTCTCGGACTCACCTGGATATATGCTAAATCTACGGGACAGTCTTATGAAATGTCCTGTCATACCTCAGACTTCATATGGAAAATGAATCAATGGGGTAAACAATCACTTGTCATAGGCATTATCTTATTCTTGTTAATATCAGCTCTCAGTGCATAGTAATTCAATTATGAAATATAATCCGGGTGATATCTATTCATTCTCTTTCGATTATATGAAAGAAGTAACTCAATTCAATGTGATAATGCCATTGGATCAATTTAATGGATGGGTTATAGATAGATTATCCGATGGTAGTAGCCAAGCAACACTACACGATGAAACAATCATATACTGGGTAAATCTAGACAATGTTATTGATGTGTATGAGGGTACGTCAAAAATACTATTCGATGTAAATCATGGTTCTAAACCACTTGGTACGAGAATGAGAAAATATCTATTAAAAGGTGTACCTATGGGCCTTAAACCATACTATCGAGATAAAAAATTAACAGAAATTTTAAAATAATCCTTATATTCACAACATGAGCAACATGAAAAAAATAATAGAAGAAGTATCTGAGGCTACCGGGATTCCTTTTTCTAAGGTAACTAGCGATGATATCAAGAAATACTTAGTTGGAATTACTGAACAAGAATGAAAAGACTACACTTCTTAAAATATTTCTTACATTATAACTGGGGTAAGGTTTTAACGATTTTAAGTATATTAATTTGCTCAATAATACTACTAAAATCATCCAAACAACCACATAAATATGATGTCGTTGGTGAATTTACACATAATCTGAGTGGTGTTGAATACATTGCCTATAACCTAAACAATAAAATAAAAATCACTGAAAAATCCATAGGATACTTAGACCCTGAAAGTAATTCATTCACCATAATTGAGCATACTATTCGTCAAGTGTTTATATCATTATATATATTTGTATCCACAATAATATTTTTTTTAATGAGGGTTAGTAATGATTTCCCATGGAATAGACGTTTTTGCCTTGCACAATCAGGTAAATATTACGTTAAAGTATATGAGGAAAATAGTATATATTACTACAAATACAACAATAAATTATTAACAAAATCAAAAAAATTACTAAATAGTGATGAAATTCAAAAGAATGTTTATACTTTTCTAGGAAACCCAAACAATTTATATCCCGATTATGAAGGACCAACACAAATAGTTCGTGGTCGAAAATTGAATGATTTATTATTATAATTTATCAATTAATATAACAACAGTTGATATATAATCTAAGATATATACAACATGGAGTTTATCTCGTTATATGAAAAGTTTAAATCAAGAGAAGTACACAAGCTATCCGGTGTAATCATACTAATCGAAGACCGTATATTACTAGTTAGCCCAAAGAAGTTTAAAGGTCAGAAAAATAAGTGGTCTATACCCAAAGGACATGTTGAGGGCAACGTTTTAAAGTCTGCATTACACGAACTCAGAGAAGAAACTGGTATCAAAATACATAAGAATTTCGAATCCAAGTTAAAAGCTAAATACCGTAAGAATGGTGTTGATAAGAAACTAACAGCCTATCTATACAGACTCAACAAAGAAGATATACAGAAGTATCTCAAAGGATGGGATATAAAGAAATCTAGATTTGACAGAGATGAAATATATGAAGCTAAATTCTTCAAACTAGACAAAGCTTATAATAAGATAGAAGACCAACAGAGGGTTTTAATTGATGAGTTGACTACTCACCTCGAAGAATCGAATTAAGCTTGTCTTCCCTCTCCTTTCGTTCCCTACGAGGTATTACCAATGGTTTCAGAATCCTATCAACCTCATCCAAGGCGTTATTGATTGCATGTGATAGTGATGTACTGGAATTATTAGCTATCTTATCAAGTAACTCTACATCCAATCCAATATATCTCTTCTCAAGACAAGCATATACTATATCATGTCTCGTATCATAAATATCATTCTCTAAATCAAGTAAATACTGTTTTATGTAATATGAGATATCATCATATAACACCAGAAATAATTTATCTTCAAAAAAGGTAAATTCCACCGTCTCAATTTTGACCTGATTATAATCTAACTCCTGTGCTCGTCTAATTGGATCAAGATTATATATGATTTGATCTGACATACTTGATGTTTCGCATAATACCGAATTTGTTTCACACATACTATTATTTATATATAGTAGGTACGATGAAGTTTATAAGATTATTTGAGGAATATAGAAAGGAAAGCCGATCCAACGAGATAAGTATGGATGAGGCCGTGGATATGTATTTATCAAGTTGTCGGGACTGGGGGATTTCGGAAGATTCTAAAATGTTATTTAGGGGAACTTATACATCAGGTCATATTTTTCATGCTCACGCTGGGTCAGAATCACACGAAAGGAGATATAGTGCCAACAATTCCAATATCTATAATAGTTTAATAACACACCTAACATCGTGGGAGAAGGCACCGAGTAGAGATCGTTCTTTTATAATGAGTACTTCTAATGAAGACGCAAGCACTTTTGGTGATTGTTACATTATGATACCCTTCAATGGGACTAAGATAGCCGAGTGTCCAGAGAATGATATGTGGAATACACTGTTACCCAACGTACCAAGTGATGGACGACATCCAATGAATATGGGTGATTTGGATGATGAATTAGACAATATATTCGTAACACAAATAAATGACACAAACCTGATAACGGCTCGTGATAATGGGGCACGATACATAAAAGGTGGGGTTCGACCAGAGAATATTAAGAAATTATGTACTGCAATTGATAACATACCCAAAGAAGATATAATTTTAAATTACCAAATACCAAGAATGAATCGGAGTCGTAATCATTTTGAATATAAGAGTGAGGATGTTAAATATGAACTCATTGAGGAATGGATAAATAATCATAGTGATAAACCACTATTCCAATTTCTATCAGAAACATTAGACTTTGATAAACTTGGGTACCGATTAATAACACAAGAAACTATGGAACAATCCAATAGAGAAATATGGTCCGATGGTGAGTTTATAGGAATCGAAGAAGTTCAATTTAAACAATTCGTAGAAATGGTAGTAGCCCGACAAGAAAACAACACACAATAAATATAATAACCGAAATGATAAAGAAATTCACAAGTATGATAAATGAGGGTAGAAAGAATGAATTTGGATGTTCTATGGTACATTTCGAACTACCGTTTATAGAGATGATACACAACTCAATTGATGAGGATGATATCTATGAAGATCCAGAGGATGATTCATTCGGATTAGAGGATGAACCACACGTAACACTACTATTCGGACTACACGATGATGTAAAGGATGATGATGTGATGGATAAATCCAAAGTAAAAGAATACACATCAATAAAACTCAAAAATGCATCGTGTTTCGATAGTGATGGATATTCAGTACTCAAATTTGAAGCCGAAGCCGAATGGTTACATGAAACCAACAAGAGTTTGAAAGAACTACCACACACCAGTAATTTCCCAGACTACAAACCACACCTCACCATAGCCTATCTAAAAACTGATAAATGTGATAAATATATTGAGTTACTAAAAGGTGTCGAGGTAGAAGTTACTCCCAAAGAGATAATCTATTCTAAGGTTAATGGTGAGAAAGTAAAATTAGACATCAAGGATTCTTAACATCACCACTTTCCAACAGACCGAATATCTTCCTATATCTACTATTCTTACTCATCTCAGGAACTATATTGTGATAATCATCATATTTCTTGACGTATAACATCGAGTTTATCACAATATTCTACAAACGAATCCATATCACCTACTGGGAAATACACACTACTTAAACGCTCTAAGTATTTAAGTTTATCAGATAAATTAGTTATCGAGTCTGTATAACCTATATGCTCCTCCACAAAAGATTCCCATTTATCAATTGCCTGATGCTTTACCAACATACTCTCATGAGCACGTTTTATGAAAATCGTGAATGATATTAGAGCTGACAAAACCAACAAACTCAACAAAATAATTATGAAGTATATCAAACCATCATTTAACAAATATAGTGAAATAATCGAACTATTACAAATCCAATTCTTTCATAATATCAGCAATTTCACTTTTAACATATTTAGTCTGACGAATACCGGAGTATTTATCACCATACATACTTGGCTTATTCAAGAATGAGTCATGTGAGGTAACACACTTAGCGTTTTCACCATACCATTTGATATTCTGAGCAACATTTATTTCTCGAATGACATATTTATCAAGTCGTTTCGACCATTCAATTACCTTATACACATCATCACCAATAATGAGTTTCATGTATCTATCTCCACTTTGGTAGGTGTGGCGACTTACTTTTTCTAAATAATCCTGTACTTCTTTTGTAAAATTTTTCATAATTTTTGTTTTAATTTTTGTTTTATATTTCTTCATCTATACGCTTCATTTCATCATAAGCATCTTTGGCTCGACTCAATAGTGATTCAACTCGACAATTGTCTTCCATATTACCCATCTCAAATTTAAATTTTGATTTAACAACTTCCCAATCAAGGTCTTCGTGTTGTTCCACAAAATCCCATATATCCATTGTATAGATGTCTAGTTTAACTCCTTCAGTCGAACTGACCCAATTACCATCATCATCTAAATAGTCATATGACCCATCATAATAACCTGGTAAAAGGTGAGCGTACTTCGGAATACCACCATTCATACGAACGTGTGTTTCTCCACCAGGATCGGCTTCTTGTAACATTTTAATTAATTCTTTTGTTTTCATAATTTTTCTTCTTTTTTTATTATTTTACTTATTGTTATTTTTCTTATTTCTGATTTTGGTAAGACATACACTGGAACCAATCTAAATTCATCACTATGAAGCCTAGACCCAGAATTCCTTAACTGAACCAATGCTTCCAATGCTGCTTCATCAGATACGTAGTTTTTATAATTCCAGTTCTGGGCTATTTTCATTTTTTGAGTAGCCAATTCCAATTTACGATTCAACAGTTCGATTTTTTCCATTTTGTTGTTTTTATCAGTTTAATATTTTTTTAATTTTCTTATTTCGTTTCAGACCTTTATAAATATTCACCCTTCGTTCAAATTCCCGTTCCACCCATTCAGTGTGTGATAATACCAATTCACCATATGACATATCCAAATATTTCAATGGGACTTTTATGGTATATCTATCTAACGAACCACAATGATAATCTGATACCTTTATTTTTATCAAATTACCACTAACGGATATCCTATCGATGTCAAATAAAGTTCGTACCGGATATAATGGTTCTCCACAACTTATTCGGCTACTATTGAATTTAGATACCATATCACGTTCAATATCTCTCATCGTATTTGTTATCGGTATCAATATCTTTCTAATCCGATCAGTAGATGATGCAACATCATTCTTAATTTTACCCATCTTGATAAGGTTCTGTCTTCTATTCTCAATCAATTCTTTCATATCTCTTGAAGTTTTTTGGTTTTAATAAAGGAAGATGTGACAGTTTCTTACGTACTTCGGTAGTACCCATAAGGCAAATAGATGTCCACTCATCAACGTCAGGTTCGTAGAATTTGACCGTATTCGTCAGTTGTGATAATTTCTCGTAAAGTTTTAGTAGTTCTGGTTCAGACTTACAACCCAAGCATATAATAGAGTTGGATGTTTCTTTCCAGTGCCTAAACTCCTCAGGGAATTCATAAGCAAAGTCAGCCAAGGAATGGCCTGTCTGTGGAACAGTGTATCCGAAGTTTTCAAAGTCAGTACGGGTAATCGTGACTAGTTTTGTTTCTTTAAATTTGGAATCAATCTATGTGTTTTTCATAATGTATTGTTTTTTACTGGTTTATATATTAACTTTCATTCTTACTGTGCTCCCAGGAGGGTTCGAACCTCGTGATAACTGGGTTAGGACCCAGACGCTTCACCACTTCCACTTCAAATCATCAAGGAGCTTATTTCATTATACACTTCAAAGATAGTAAAGTTTATTCAATAAACAAATAAAACTATCAAATTTAGGCAGATTTATTATAATTTACATTTATTACCTTCTATCAAGAACTAATAATGGATCAACATCATATATACCCTGTAGGTAATCGTAGTAATCTTTATATTTTCCAAGTATTTTCATATTTAAGTTTCTAAATCGTCACATTTAAGTTTTGTCTTCAATATATCGACTACATCCTTCAATTGACTGATATCGGTAATTGATTGTTTCACACATCTACGTGATACCTTATTTGCTGATACACTAACACAATCTAACTCTTGTCCGACATAAATCGTATGACCCTTAGAATTCTGTAAAGATTTGAATTCCGGATTTCGACCATTAGCCGATGTCCGGAATCCAAGATTAATAAACCTTAATATAGTTAAAGCGAAAAGTTCTCTCACTTTTTAGTAATCGTCACTTCAAGTCCTAAACTACCACCAAAAATCGGTGCAAATTTCACATCATATTTCTTGATACATTCAGTGATAGTCAAACGATGTTCTCGTTTCATATCTTGGAAACCGAATCCAAAAGTGGTTGACATGTTTTTCTTGAAGTCGGAACGATCAAATTCTATGGTCAGTTTTCCAAATTCTCCAACCTTATCACAGATTATTTTAAAGGAGTCGCCTGATTTCTCAATAGACTCTACTTTCTTCTCTTGTTTTGTTTTTAGTATTTTCATACTGTAAAGATACAACAAAAGTTTAATTTACCAAATTTATATATTAAGAAAATGTCTGATATGACATAAACTGTTTATATTCTAAATTTCTCCTAGTCTGTAATCCAGGAAATTTCTTATTAACTCTCCAAGATTTCAATTTCTTACCAGCTTTCTCGATATTTCCTCTTTTAACTTGCCTCATAACCGAACTACGATTTAACGCACCCACACCAGAATTATAAGCTAATGATACAAGTACATCAAATTGATCCTGTGATAGATACACATCAATATACTCATCCTCCCATCTCTTCAATATACGCCTAACTCCATCGGCAGCAACAGTAAGGTCTTTCTTCAAGAAATCTTGTGCTTGATCCATTGTAATAACATCACCGACCTCGAATTTTGATTTCTCAACCTTTTCAGCATGACCCCAACCAACAGTTATCATACCATCACCTATACTATAAGCTTTCAAAACTGGTTGTCCCTTTCTTTTAGTAGAACCTTCTTCGTGGCGGATATAGTCCCATCCCTTCTGTGAAAGTCTCATATTACTCGGAGATTTACTCATTACCCATGATCTATCACCACTAATAACTTTTTTCTTAACCTTAGGCATTTCAATTGAATCCGTTTCGATTGGTCCTGTATTTATAACCGGTATCTTTTCCATCTTCTCGATTTCCTGACCTATAACTTCGGTTACACCTGCATCATCGGCCAATCTCTTAACATCACTATCATTAGCAAATAAAGACGATACAACGGAAACACCGGAAACAGCAATGAGAGAGGCAACACCATACACAAGTATTTTCCTACGATATTTATAACTCTTAGACAAAGATAATTTCAATAGCTTAATAAATTTACTACGTAAGTCAATTTTAGATTCATTTATCATATTAAATTCATTCTGATAGGTTTCTAATAAAAATTCATCATATTTAACTAAGTACATATCCTATATATTAATAGGACACTACGGATTACCTCAACAACTGGTCTAACTTATGGTTACGTAGATACACTTTAGTAATATCTGTAAAATGACTACTATTTAATTCAAGAAGATCCCTCGATAAAAATACAGGTGATAACTTATCATTGAATAACATCACTTCTGAACATTCCACAACAGATGAGTATATTTGGAAATCCATTTGAGCCATACCAAACACATCACCACAAACTATTTCAACTATCCCACTGTTAATTCTACCTTCCTCAAAATGATTATATGGTACATTGAAATCCCGATTGGATTTATACCAAATGAAATTCCTACAATCTTTACAGGTTTCGGAAGTTATCAAATTGAAATTAGCTTTTCTCATATTCATCTCTTGATTTTTCTAACCATTTCTGAGCATTGTGTAATTTACTTGTCTTCTTAGAAAAGAAAAGTGTTACCATCTCAAAAAGGTCGATACCATTAACATAACCAATAGCAAAGTGAAATAATGGATGCTTTCCATATTCTAAGGAAAACGACTTCTTATCACCCTCGTATTTTTTGAGAAATTCTTTCACTTCACGCACCGTCATAGATATTTTGAAATTAACAATATTTTGTATATCTTCTATAAATTCTCTTTTAGTAATATCGGTTGTTTCTAACTGAGATATTATATCATCAATGGTGTTGTCTAAAATAGAGTGTATAACATAGTTCTCTTTGTTAATATCATTTGTTAATAAATTATGCCTTAGTAAATACCAATCAGTTTTCTTCTTCACCATTACCTTTTCACCATTAGGAGATTGTAAAGTAAAAACTGTACCCTCTTTATCAACAATGTTTGGAAATGTTAACATAGCATCTTCAATAGTGATATTGTCTTGTTCAGCGACATCAAACCCCATATTTCGATATTCCTCTATATCTATATAATCACCGGTTTTATTATCCCTCAATCTCAATAATATCAAGTTATCTTTATCATAATCAAGTACTATTTTATTTTTAAACGAAACATATTCCCAGATAGATACAATATCATTATCGAAGCAATATTCCACAAATTGTTTGATATTTCTATTCGAATTATACACAATACCTGATTTTATTACTTGATCATTATCAAATCCCATTTTTGACTTTGGTATAATCTCCTCATTTATTTTTATAAAAGATATAACAGAACCATCCTCTTTATTATATGATGATAGTAGTTTATAATCCTTAACCATATCATACATTGACTCCGGGACTTGATTTATGTTCCAGAACTTTTTCAACAATACGTACCTTTTATACGACCCATCATCATTAAAAACAAAGGTAAGCCCCCTCATTTCTCGGAAATCCACATCATTATCTAAAAAATCAGTGTATGATGGATATCTATAATTAAATACTGATAAATTAACACCATTTATCTTGTGTTTAATTTCGTAAAAAATAGTATTACCCTTTTCACTGACTATATTTTTAGCATCATCATATGTAGGAATTCTCAATCTAAACATACTACAAAGATATGTATTTCACACACAATACCAAATTTTTTAAAATATAAAGAAGATGGGTTATTAATAACACTTATCAAAAATATGTATTTGAAATTCAATATATATCATATGAGGAAATGTAAAGGGTACTGGACACATGAAAAATGTAAAGAAGAAGCTTTGAAATATAAAAGTAAAACAGAGTTTCAGAAACTAGGTAAAGGAGCATACAATAGTTCTCGGAATAATAATTGGTTCTCCGAAATCTGCTCACATATGATAATTAATTCCAATAATATTAAAAGTTATGGGTACTGGACATATGAAAAATGTAAAGAGGAGGCTTCTAAATATTCGAATTTAGTAAGTTTCAGAAATGATTCCATTTCAGCACATAATGCTTCTAAAAAACATGGTTGGTATACTGAATTAACATCTCATATGAATAGACGACATACGAAACATCTTGGATATTGGACATATGAAAAATGTAAAGAGGAAGCTGAGAAGTATGTGAAAAGGATAGATTTTAAAAATAGTTCTCCAACAGCATATGCGGTGAGTATCAAAAATAATTGGGATTTTCTGAATTACTTACCAAGTAGATATTATAATTACACAAAGGAAGTATGTGTAGAAGAAGCTTTGAGATACAAAAACCGAACTGAGTTTAGAGATAATTCTGGTAGTATATTTAGGTGTAGTGTTAAAAATAATTGGATAGATGATATATGCTCACATATGATAAAAAGAGGTAATAGACATCTAAGGTGTATATATTCCGCGGAATTTGATGATAATTATGTTTATATCGGATTAACATATAATTATGAAATGCGTATAAAAGAACACACTCACTCAAAAAATATTAAAAAAAGTGCTGTCTATAAACATATTGAGAAAATTGGTAAATTACCCACCTTCAAAAAACTAACAAATTATATAGATGTTCATGATGCCTCTATACTAGAAGGTAAAATACTTGAATCTTACATCTCAAATGGATGGGACAAATTGAATAGAATGAAATGTGGTGGTATTGGTGCCGTTTAATTATTGGTTATTTAGTACATACAATTTCTATAAAGTAAAAGTTATACGTATGATTAGATATGTTTAAATTTGACTTCATTTATATAATATATACAAATATAAGGACTTTATCTTAATTATGGAAAAAACTAACTTAAAAACCAAAATAAAAGCTCTCGTCCTTATGTTAGGAATAACTTTCGATGAAGTTGTCATTGAGGTACAAATAGGAGAATATAGATTTGATTCAATTGAGTGGGATAGAGATGTTGATGAGGTATACTTACATACCTTCGAAAGAACTCTAAATATAGAGTATGATTTAGATTCCCTGGAAGACGATGTTAAAGAAGAATTACACAACCACCTACTAAGAATGTTAGTTATATGAAATGGAACCTTTTAAGGTAACCGAGTAGAATACTACTTATAAATTTCTTTTCTCTTTTATATATGCTTCTAAGTCAGCATACTTGACTTGGCCCGGATTCATAGTCAATTTACCAGCGTCAGTTTTATCTTTAAGTTTTTCCAACCTTTCTTCCTCATCCTTAATTGATTTCTTATCTAATTTAGTTTCTATCTCTTTCAATAGATGTCCTAAATAAAAATTAATACCCTTTTCCATAACAATCACAGGATTGTAATCAAATATGAATTCTTCTGAGTTTTTATAAATGGCGATTTGATCCTTTTTGATATAATGGTCAACATAAAACATTATATCACCAACATTACCCTGACCGAATGTAGTTGTCGAATATCTAGTATTGTAGAAATAAGAGAATTTATCTCGTTCATTATAAACCCGATCACCATTTTTCTCAACAGTATTTACAAGACCAAGATTGGTTCTGAAATTTGGACTCTTTTTGAAGTCTCTCATTACCTTAGTATTTGTCACTACATTATAACTCATGTAATATATATGTATCGTTACTCAGTCTCTATTCCTATGCCTTCATTCTCACCACCAGAATCTTCATCCAATTCAATTTTTAGATTTACAAGCATTTCCTCATTCACATCATCACATTTAACAGTTCTTGGTCCAATTACACCAACAAGATTATCATCGAGATTATACTTCTTAAATTTAACCGAACATTCCTTTATATCTTCATCAGAGAAATCTTTCTCACTATCTTCTGGCTTTGCTTCTTCGAGTGAGATACCTATGAACAGACTATACCATCCATCCTCATCAGAGAATTTCATACTAACATTATCTAAAATAGCAGAATAATTACTAGATTCCGAAGACTCTAACCGAAGACCCATATCAGTTAATGACATTTTGGAATTCTTTTTTTCTTTCTCCTCACCTTTTTTCATTGCCTGACCAATAGTCATTACTTCCTCATCATTCTCTTCATCACCATCTTCGGTACCATCATCCTCTTGCTCGGCAAAAAGACCTTCGACCCGTTTCTGGATTTTAACAAGAGCATTTTTTATATACTCTTCTGGTGAGTCTTGGTAATTCTCAGTAATAAATTCACTATATTTTAAAATATCCATATACTATATATTGAAAATAAATTACTATATTTTGAAATTTTCCACTATATTTACAAGATGAAAGATTTAAACATACATATGCTCACATCCCTACTATACTATTTAACACACATAATATGGATTAGTTATCTAATGGCTCAACTAGAAATACCATTAGCATCTCAGTTAATTGTAGGTATTATATCATATCTTGTAATATTTCTCATATTAACTGGTATTGCCATCTTACCTGCTGGACCCAAAGGTTACGGAACACCTTTCCTGTTTTTACAAGCCATAATTCTCAAAAATAGATTTAAGAAAATAAAAGGCGATTCGTGTGATGATTTATGGATGGTCTACACAAAATATACGTTTAGTATCATTAAAATAGGATTATTTACGTCTAAAGTTATTAGCAACTCATCAAAATATACAGACGATACGGATTTCCAAAAACTAATAAGTGAGAAAATAAAAGACTATGTTAATGATAAACAAATATTAATGAGTAAAATAGAAAATGTTAATGAGTGGGATGGATGTATAGACCTTAAATCAAGCAGAAACAATAAACTTGACAAGATTATTTAAACGTCTATTATCTTAATATCATTCACAATAGCTCTCAATCTACTAGCGTTCGTACTATTACCCTTATAATTATTCGATGAACGAGCATATAAGAACGAACTCATATATGTTAGATATTGATATCAACACCGGGTGATACTATAATTTTGTTGATTCTGATTAGGTGTTCCCATCTCTCTTTCCTCACACCCTATGAACGTGAATGATGTTAATGCTAGTACTATTAATAAATTTTTCATATTTATTGTTTTAGTTTTTGTAAATGTAAGGATAATTTTGATTTAATTCCATTTTATTTTTATTTTATTAAAATGGTAAATTTTCATAATCAGCTTCACCATTATCCATAATGTGTTCTATCTTATTATTTCTAGATTCTTGTTTATCTACTATGAATGTATACGTTACACTATACCATTCTTTCAATATCTGCATATCAACTTTTTTAACCATCCGATATAAAGATATGTTGTTAAATTTGTTCTTTTTGAACCATAGACACATCTCATCGATTGTATCGAAATCAATATTTTCACAGACATAATTAGTAGTAACCTGTCGATAATATACTTCAGATGATTTAGTATCTGGTACTAATTTTTCCATAGCCACATCGAAGTCACACTGGACATAAGTAACGTTATCATAAAAAACATCGATTATACTATCCCACCAGTACTTTGGGTGAAGACAAGCAATCGATGTATTACTATCAAGTTTCGAATTATAAAACAGTATCTTCAACGAACTTAAACAATTTCTATCAACTCTATGTATTCGTTTCTCTCTATAACTATCGAGAGACGATACTAACAATTTTTCTTTTTTTTCTTTTTTTTTCATTTCTGTACAATATGTTCATAATCTATTGACCAATTCTCTGGCAAATACTCACAAGTATTATTATTCACAAAATGAGTTCTCCACATTTTTATAAATACTTGATAATCATCTATCTTCTCACACACCATCTCACCATGAGTCTTTAAATTCCGATGAGTCTTTATTGAATTAATCCAATCAATTCTCTTATTTGTAAGTCGTTTCCAACCGTAGTTATTTAGTATATTTTGTTTTATCTCTTTTAGTTTTTCATCAGGAATATCATTAGAGTGATTTACGATACAACTAACCAATCTTTTCATCTTTGAACTCTCTCTATCAAAAATATTCGATCCCGATAAAGGAGAATCATATATCTTAGATAACTTCAATTTTAGAACATCAGCCTTTCTCTCATACGCATCATGGCAATCCGGGCACATCAGTAATACATCATGTGAATTATGTGACTTTAATTTAGTTGTGAAGAATTTACGATAGCAATAAGGCACCACATGATGTCTATTAATTTTATCACCTTCACCACAATTAACACATCTGTTATGCATTTCGGACAAACCCCAATCACTACCATGGTAACCTTTACCATTCGGCTCAAAATTCAATTGTATTGTGATAGGATTATCATCAACCGTATAAGCCAATTCCCTTTTCAAATACCAATTAACCTTTTTCTCACGACACAGAAACATAAGTTCACCATCAGGTGATAATACCTTACAATTACCATATACTTTATTAATAGATACCAACATCATATTATTTCTTTACTCTTCAAATTATTATATACACTAACTACCCATTCATAAAATTCATCAACATGATACGCATGTTTCGATATATTACACATTTTACAACAAGGCACGACATTCCCAATTTCATAACCAATTTCATTATCTACCCTATCAATACCATTATAGATAATTTCCTGAGTATTCTTAGTTCTTGTTTTTTTAACACATGACGGTTTGGAATCACAATTAGTAAGCCATTTATGGTTACGTTTATGACTTTCATCAAACTCAATTAATTCAATAACCTCAAGTCTACCAAATCTACGACCTCTCAAATCTTGCTTCTTTTTAATAATCAACATAACACAATTTCTATTTATGTTTACATATTAAATTTTAGACACATTTATGTTTTCTCTACTTGTTCAAAATTTAACTCAATATCAGTTACTCTACCAAAAATCTCAATTTGTAGTTTCAATTTCTGTTGATTAGAATCAACATCGGTTACTTTACCTATGAATGTTGAAAAAGCTCCGTCTGTTACTTTCACTTTCTCATCAACGATGTAAAGACTAGAGATGTCTAATTCTTGTTCTTCTTTGTGGTCTTTGAAAAGTTTATCAACCTCTATCTGTCTCATCCTTTCAATTCGACCATCTCTACCCTTTAAAAATCCACCAGCACCAGTGATGTTTCTCATAACCCTATTAACTTCTCCGGTTGCCGTAGTCTCTAAGAAAATGTATCCTGGCATCACGATTTTATCTTTAATAACCTTTTTACCACCTTTAATAGATAGGTTTTTCTCCATAGGTATTATTGATTCACCCAGCACATAAGCCAATCCATCTCCATCAAGTTCGGATTTGATTCTTTCGAGTACAAATACTTCTTTACTATTTTGTGTCTTAATGGCGTACCATTGCATATTTCTTGTATTATCCATATTTCTTCTATTCAGTTTATAATTTTAGTTTAATTTCTTTTATTTTTCTTTAACCATTTAAGTTCTTCTTTAATTAGGTCTGGATGATGTTCGATTAAGTATTCAAGGTCTTCTTTCTTATCCAGTTGTAATTTTTCAATCAATAACTGTTTATCTTTCCCAACAATATTATCCTTTATTTTAGGTGATTTAGACCAAAAATCTTTTGGATATCGTTCATCAGCCATGAAGTAGTACCATATATTCATAGTACTTACTAGATTTTGTGTTTTGAGATTGAGCATCATAGCTCGTCTAGGGTATGTCTTCGACAGAAACCTATTAATTATGAAAGCGTTCTTTTCTTTATCCTCATCGGTTATTTTAGACCAATTTGATCTATATTTGAATATAGAATTTGTTATTTCTAGTAAATTACTCATCAATAAGTTTTTTAATCTTCCAGTTACGTACCATCATCATATCATACTTTTCAAGGAATTCTATTGGAAAAATATCAAAAAGTTGGTCATATGTTATAAAAGAATCCCATTCTAACAACTCAGAACTCTCCAACACCTCACCATCTAGTGGTATAGGAGTCTTTCTAATCATATCAAATTTACTATGTAGTAGAATCATATTACCTTTAGTAAAACCACTTGATGAACTTATATAATATGCTGTAAATTTAATCAATTTAGTATTGGTGAGTCCATACAATTGTGTGACAAATTGTTCCCAGCTATCAATGTTAAGCATCTACATTGGTCCATTTTTCTTCTAACACATCTCTAATATCAACTGGGAAGAATTCAGTTCTCAACTGAACCATTTTCCTGTTCTCTTCAACTCTTTTTGATATATTAACAATCTCAGTTTTTGATATCTTCTTCTTCTCACAGATTATGTCACCTATGTTCTCAGCCAAGTCTGGGTCTTCCATATCTATTTCACCAAACTCTCTAATATACTGACCAAATATAGTCTGAGCACCAGTTGCACCGATACCTCTCACCTTCCCAGTGGAGGTTTTAGAAACATACACCGATTTTATATTATCAGATACATCACCAGAAATTATCTTAGTGACTAGTGATTGAGTCCAATCAACTTCGTTTGTTTTGTATTTCTTTGATAAATCTTCACATAATTTTAAAAATGTAGAATCATCATTCATATTGAATATATCTTCATTTGGCTTATCACGGACTTGTGATAACAACATCTTGTAGTTCTTAGGCATGAAAATATTCTTATTATTATACATTTCATTTGACATAAAATTCATCCAACCCTCATTCAAATTAAATCTTAATAATTGTTTTATATCATGGTCATTTGTTACAATAAGATTTGATTCTCCTCTTAGGTTAGTTTTTTCACAAATCAAAGCAATCCAATCATCACCCTCAACTCTAGGATATTCAAGTACTTTTATCAAATTACGCCTTTCTTTAAAGGCATTATATGTATCATATACAAACCCCCAATCGATGGCGGAATCTTTCTTACGAGTATCTTTATATTTGTTATTAAGTTGTTTTCTCCATGACTTCTCTTTTGAATCACTAACCAAGTAGATTTGATGAAATGGATACCATTTACGGTAGTTTTTAAATGAATTCTCCAACGCTTGGTCAAGAGCTCCATATAATAGGTTATTTTTGTGTAATGTGAACACTAGTTTTGATAAAATGTAGTTTCCATCTAATATTAAATTAAGTAACATATCAATTATGTTTTCTTTTTATATAACGTGTCGTAAAACACACTCATCACGAAGTGTGTGTGTGATAAAAGACACAATTGATTAATTATATATTAGTTTTTGAAAAAAGTTTAAAAGGGAGAAGTATATACTGGTGTAGTTCATAAGGTATTTTAAGTCATTTGTTTAAGATATTTCTAAGCACATCGTATCTATTTAATATTTTTTCATCCATACAACAAGAATATTGAATGAGAAACTGTTTATCACCAATGATTCCACGTAGATTATCTTCCCAATTTTCTTTACGAGTAACTACGTTATGTGTTAAAATTGTTCTATTGAAATTTGAATAGCTAGTATTCCACGGATTATTTTTTTCAAAAAGGAAAAACTTATTGAAATACGAACCTATGTTCGATCCGGAAAATACCATTGTTTGTAAATCTTTTTTAATAGAAACCCTTCTAATTGTCACGGTTTTCTCAAATTGTAGTTGAAATTTAGTATTGAAAGCAGCATCTGAAAATATCATAACAGTCGTTTCCTCATGCCCAAGGGTACTGTTCGTAAAAACAACCTTCGATTTATAAAATATGAAATTATTCTTACTACGAGATTTCAAAGCCGGTTGCATGTAATATGGTAGGCTTTCTAATAATTCTTTAAATTTCTTTATATCATCAACTCTCACAAAATTATTATTACATATAACCACAACATCTTTTCCCACACACACACAACGTAATATATATAACCTCAACATCATAGACATACCAAGTTGTCGAGAATGACATACAATTTCAAACGAAGATAAGTGTAATTTATCAAGCATATCCTTCTGATATCCCCTTAGTTTAATTTTAGAATTTTCTATGGTTATATGGTTCTCAATCAATCTATCGAAATTACTAAATACTTTAAGCATCTCATCAACTTCCAACTCATTATATTCGAAATTATCTGTTGATCTTAAAGTGGTTTGGTCGATGTATGGACTACCCTTGGGTAATTCAAGACTACCCTTATCGAGTAAATCACGAAGTTTTCCATCTCTTCGCAACCGAATATCATCATTCCATAACTCAACTAAATTCGTATTCCATTTCATAAAAGTATCTGTGTTAATTTCATATTCCGTTTAAACGATGAAAAAAAATCACGGATTTCTTCCGAATCCAAATAGGTAACAGGACCATTATAAAACCAATCCTGATGGGCTTTTTGTACTGACTTGTTGACCTTATCAAATTCCTCATCAAATATTTGATGAGTGTCTGTTTCATTTACATAAATTACTAATTTTGACATAAAATTAATATTATGCTTTTTGAAAAATAGAAAGAATGTTTTGAATCGATAGTTCTCTAACATATTTCTCAAATTTTCCCTGTATATAATATCATAATCTCTTCTCATAAACTTAGGATCAAACATCATAGGTGATATAAATTCAAATTCTACATCGTGTTTAATAAGGTGTAAAATCTCTCTCTTAATAAAATTTACTACTCTTCTATCAAAAGAAACCTGAACACGTTTATCATCAATTTTACGGAACAAGGTTATCTGTACGAAATTCTTAAGAACAAAAACAACATCGTCTTTAATGGTGTAATCAGGTCCATCTACATATCTATCTTCCCATTTCATAAAGTATGTCTTCTATAATATTCTTATACATAATTTTATCTTTCTCCCTCAACCCAGTAGAAAACCCACCATTCTTTTTTTTATAATCTCTATATTTCCCAAGTGTATTTGGTGAATATTTAACATTATACCTACTGTGTGGACTACCATGAAAGGATTTATCACCTATACACTCAAACCAATGAGGGTGTTCTCGCCTAACACCATTAATATCATAATAGTTATAAAAGCGTCTATATACCGTATAATTACGCCTTTGTGACATCTCTTTAATATGTCTTCTCCACTGTCGGTCTCTGATCATTTAGTGATAATCAAATTAACTTATCTAATTTATACTTTCTTATGAGTTTTTCACGATTAAGTTTATAATCTAAATCAATTAATTCAGTTTTCGTTATTTCGAAGATTACATCAAAGGTCAGAATACCAATATGATCACCAAACATATTCACTTCGGAACTATGGAACTCCATGTATAATAATTCATGATGAATTACTAATCCTTTATCATCACATATGCTTAATAATCCAGAAAATATATTCTTAAATAGAGTTGATATTGGTGATTTTTGTAAATCTTTCTCTTTTATGAGGTATGATAGTTTTATTCGGTCTCTTTTTTTTCTAGACACATACTTTATCTTATTCGGCCACATACTAGATATAAAAATATCATTATCCGTATCGATAAGGTCAAACTCATATTGATTATTATGTACTAGCGGAGAAAAAAATGAACCGCCATGGTGTAGTAATGACATTATTTCAACATTTCTTTTTTTCTAAGGTCAGAGTCTTTACCGAACCAAATGTCCAAATAATCCTCTGACTTCTTAGTTGAATCTATTCTGACTAATCGAGGTTTGTTTATAATTTCATTATACTCATCATCAACCAATGCAGCCAGACCCTTCTTATACTTAACCTCCCAGTTCGAAATATTAACCTTCTTCAACCAAGATTTGTATTCATCTTGTGTGTAGAATAAAGATTTCGTTTTACTACCTTTCTTACTAGCAACTACTATGGGAGTTTCTACTTTATATATCATATTCATGTCAAATAGTTTGGGCCAGTAACGGTAAAAAAAGTTAATAAGTAGTGCTGTAATCGAACTACCATCAACATCAGCATCAGAATATATCAATATTCTACCATACCTAAGATTTTTAAGTTCTGGCTCTTTACCCAATTTCAACCCAATAGCACCCATCAAATTGACTACCTCGGCATTATTAACGAATTTATCACTCGATATGTCAGTAACATTCATAAACTTACCCTTCAAGGCGAAAGCACCCATCGTTTCGGGTGTTCTATATTTACGAAATGCCGAGGTGGCTGAATCCCCCTCAAAAATTCCAAGACTACATTTCCAACGAGTTTTACCCTTAGCATCGATGAGTTTATCTACTTTCTTCTTAAGAAGACTCTTATTCAAATTCCTAGCTAATTTATTTTCATCAGCTATTTTCTTACGTGATATCCAGTCTAGTATTGATTCAACTATCTCTGAATCAAGTATTGATTTAATTAACTTATCACTAACTATATATTCTGTTCCAAAATCTTTAGACTCTGTAATTAATTTCTCTTTTGTTTGTGAATTAAAACTTGGATTAATAACCTCCGCATCAAGAAAAAACATTAGATGATTTTTTATTTCAGATGGCTTTACATCGACTTTGTATTTTTTCTTGAAATGTTCTCGAACCTTTGATAATATCTGGTTCAATACATAATCCACATGTGACCCACCATCATACGTTTCAATGGAATTGACGAATGATATTTGTTGAAATCCTTCTCCCGATACACACAACCCGATAGACCATGTTTTCTGTTTATTCTCCTCAAATAACACATCACTATTATATAACTTTATATAATCCTCAAAGGTTTTTATTGGAAATAGATCACCATTGAAATATATTTTGAGTTTGGGATTACATCCAGCAATATCAATTATCCTTTTTTGTATAATAAGTAAATGATATTGGTCAATCTTCTTCATTCCGAATTTTTCAAAATCTGTAATATATGATATTTCAGTGTGTCCCTTTTTGGACTTGGATACTGATGGTTTTGACCTCTTTCCCATGTTATCTGAGAATGTTTGTGAGAATTTATTCTTACCATCACATGTTGTTATTTTGAATTTTTTGGAAAATACATTAGTAATAACTGATCCAACACCGTTAGTTCCTGCCCAAGTTCTTGATTCATCTTCATTAAAGTTGGATCCAGCCCTAAATGAAGAAAATACAAGTTCAGGTATCCATTCCTTATATTCCTTGTGTTTTACGACAGGCATTCCACCATTATCATATATAGATATATTATTAGTATCCAAATCTATATTTATTTTTATAATATTCAGTTTGGTTCGAATTCTCTTACTCTCATCGATTGAGTTCATTATAATTTCATCAAATAATTTTAAAAATCCAGGACTATAGGTAATTTCTTTTTGAATCATTTTACCATCATCCAAAACATATTTCTTTAAAGTTTGTGTTTTAATTGATCCAATATACATGGATGGTCTTAATAGTAGATGTGATATTTCATCTAATTTTTTATATCTGTCTTCAATTTTTTTCATTAAATATCTTAATTAATTTTTCTTTAATTCTTTTAATGCTATTATAATAATATGATATTACCTCCAATCGTATATTATTATTATTACAATATTCTCTTTTTATATTATCTAGAATTTTCCTTTTTTTAAATCCAGTATCACCTCCGAAAAAGTCACACGATTCATAATGTTGTAGTCCATTATACACAATACTGTAGTTCATTTACTATATTCCCATCTTATTTGACCACAAGACCATATTTTATAATATCCCAATGAAGACATTATTTCATTTTCCGTTTTGTTTTTATCATATCCCCTTTTTATTAATTTTTTCTTATTAAAATTGAACCTATGATACCTTTTATATAAATCTGTCCAATAATAATTCAAGGAAGTCTTTCCACAATTTTCAAATCCCAATTTCTCATATACACCCCCATTAAATAGTGAAATATCCGAGTACGAAATTATTTTCGAAAAATCATTATTCTTTATAAAATGTTTAAACATTTTAGAAGATGATCCAACAACATTACAATTTATCCTATTACAAAATCTCAATAATTCAGTGTTTGGCTTTGAATTTATATTCCTTTTTCCAAAAGTCATGACAGATACAATATCACCCTTATATTTAAGAGATATACATTTACCAGCATTCACACCACCCTGTATATGATTTTTATTTAAAAAAACGTTACTCTCTTTATTTGATATTTCAATAATTTCACATTTCCTCGCATATATCTTATTATGAATATTACCAGTTCTATATCTTATTATTGATTTAACGATTTCAGTTCTATTATCCCAATCATCTTCCCAAATATGCATGAGATCAACCCCTATATCATTACATGATATAGTTTTATCATAATGATATGATTTTCCCTTAAAAACATCAGAATGCCAATAAAGTCCATTAAACTCAATAGCCAATCCATTATTTGGTAAATAAGCATCCAATTCTTTACCATTTAATATTTTCCTCGAATTATAAATTACGTTATCTGAAATAGTACTGATAAATTCCCCCAATTTTTTCTCTTTAATAGAAGACATATCATTTTTTGGATAACATTGTAAACAAGAATTATTTCCATATTTTATACGACTCCTAAATAAATCATGTGTTATATTAAACTCATGACCACAATCTTTTTTTATTAATGTATAATTTCTACTTTCGAAATTATAATCAATCATTTCATACCCCAACGATTCATAATAAGTTTTCCTCTTATTTATCATGGTCTGTGCTACCTTAAATGATTGAGTTGTATTCATCATGTGATTTTCAAATCCATATTTCATTGTATTTGTCAAAGCAATTCTTTTTTTAATATCATCATTCATTAAATTAGTCTTATACCCCCATCTATATAAACATGTTTTTTCGAACTTCCGTTTGAATTCATCTGTTTGTGAATAATGATCAACTCCATGTTTATCACAGAATTTCATATATTTCTGTTTAAAATCCAATGATTTTATATATGTATCTGTTCCATATTTGTCTTGTATAGTATTGTATATTTTAAGTTTTATGATATTTGATTGGAAAACATTCTCAACACCCCAATTAATGAGATTCGATTCTATCTTCTTTTTTTTCACATTATCCAATTTAGAGACATTATCCACACCATATCGTTCTAAACAGGTTTTTTTCGATTGTTTCCTATTTGTATAATTTTCATCACCATATCGTTCTAAACAGGTTTTTTTCGATTGTTCCTTATTTGTATAATTTTCATCACCATATCGTTCTAAACAGGTTTTTTTCGATTTTATATGTGAACATTTCTTACAAGTATAAATAGTAGTATTTCCATTAGTATTTTTATAATAACTATTATATTTTAATTTTTTACCAAAATTACATATATCACAACATACATCAATTTCAATATTAGACCCTTTCGGTAATTCAATGATATTGATTTCAATCTCCTCATAATTAACACACTCATAACCAATAGAATTATAATATATCCTTGAATTCGGATTTACAATGATTTTCATTTTTAAATTAAGTAACATACTATATTATATATATAAATAAACAATATGTCTATAATGGATGTGATACCTAAATATGAAAAATAAGAAAATAGAAAACTTCTTAAGTGAGGAATATAAAGAATTTGCAATGTATTCTCTCGAATCAAGAGCCATTGCATCAATGGTCGATGGATTAAAGCCTGTACAGAGAAAGATAATATACATCTCATCAAAAGTGTGGAAATCAGGGTTGGAGAAACCACTCAAGATATTTCAGTTGGCTGGTAAAGTAGCCAGTGATTGTATGTACCATCATGGTGATTGTTTAGATTTTTCAACTGAGATATTATTAACTGATGGTACATATATAACTATTGGTGATTGGTTTGAGAATTACCCAAACCAATCATTTAATGTAACTTGCTATGATGAGGTGAGGAAAATATTTTGTGAAGGTAGGGGACACTCCCCAAGGGTAGGGAATATAACCAATGATAAATATGAAATTGAATTAGAATCCGGTGAAATAATATCATGTACATCAAATCACCCATTTCTAACGGATAGAGGATGGGTGGAGGCCAAAAATCTGATAGAAACTGATAATATTGAAAATTTCAAGAAAGAAAACCTATGCCGAATAAATAAAATTAACAGAATAAAATTAAATAAACCAGAAAAATTTTATGATATAACAGTTGATGAACATCACAATTTCATCATTGGTAAAAAATCAATGATAATAACTCATAATTCATCACTATCTAGTGCCATCACCAGCATGGCTCAGAGTTTTAAAAACAATGCTCCCTTACTGGACGAAGATGGACAATTTGGTTCATTGAGATCACCTGATGCTGGAGCACCGAGATATATCGGTACTAAGCTCAATGGTAATTATCGAAAAATATACAGAGATAATAATCTATTAGATAATCAGATAGAAGAAGGTGAGAAAATTGAGCCAAAATACTTACTACCTATAATACCAATGATTCTCGTTAATGGTGGGGGTGGTATAGCCGTTGGTTTTAAATCAATGATACTAAATCGTGATATAATTGATGTGTCTAAGGCTTGCTTAAACTACTTGAAAAAAGGTAAGGTTAAGAATATACCTCCAAGTATTAATGGGTTTAAAGGTACATATGAAAATGATCCAGAGAAACATAAATCATGGATTGTTAGAGGTACATATCAAAAAGTTAACACGACCACATTGAATATAACAGAGTTACCACCCTCTATGACTTATGAAAAATATGAAAATATCTTAGAAAAGCTTATATCTGATGGAATTATACTATCTTATGAAGATAATTGTAAGGATAATATCAACTATGTTATAAAGATGAGCCGTAAAGATTTGGCCGAATTATCTGATATAAAATTGATTAAAGTTTTCAAATTAGAAGAAAGTTTTCACGAATTATACAATACACTAGATGAACATGGTAAATTACTTATATTCGAGAATGTTAAAGATATTATCACATATTTCGTAGATTTTCGATTAAAATGGTATGATGTTCGTAAGAAAAACATCGTTAGTGAATTAACTAGTGAGTTGAGGGTTATGGATAATAGGTCTAAATTCATTTCATTGATAATCAAAGGTGATATAATTGTTAACAACCGAAAGAAGGTAGATATTGAGAAGATGATATCAAAAAACAAGTTAGATAAAATAGATGGATCATATGACTATCTTTTACGAATTCCTATACATAACTTAACCAAAGAGAACTATGATAAGATAAAGGAAAATATCAAACTGAAGAAGATTGAACTGGTAGAAATGAAAAAGAAGAAACCCAAAGACATCTATATTGAAGAATTGTCTGATTTTATTAAGAAATGGTGATTTAGGTTTTGGTAATTAAGATATAATCGACTATATTTGTGAGTATGATACAGAAAAATAGAAGAACATATCAAAACAGATGATACATTGACGGTCAATAAATGCACAATGCCTTATGTCTAATACGAATAGTAATATGATTAGTGCGGATTAAAAATACAAAACTTTATATGACGGAACGTAAAACACACAAGTTCATGAAAACGAAATACAAAATAAGCCCATTTTACCTAAACGGATTAAAGCAAAAACCTAAAGACTTAGATTTTGGAATAACACCAAGTTTAGTATTTGGACAGGCTGACAAAGAACAAATGAACAACTTGGGTTTTGCTTATGCAATTGGTTTCAGATGGGGTTATTGGGCTATTGGCTTAAAACTATTTGGTGCGTACATAACTAAGCATTAATTATATTACGTGTTAGCACATCGTTTTAATGTGTCCCTAACTAATTATTAACAAACAAAAATATGAGAACAGGTTACTTTACAGGAACTTATTATGTCAAGAGGTTATTCTATTTGAATATTATACTCTTTTTACTATCACACTTCACTACACTCGGAGCCTTACTATACGGAACATTTACACTTTCACAATTACTGAATCCAATACAATGGGTTGGTCATGTTTTCTTACATGGTGGATGGATGCATCTTTTTGGTAATATGCTAACATTACTATTTTTTGCTCCCGTTGTCGAACAGGCTCTTGGATCAAGAAAATTCTTAATTACTTATTTAATATTCGGTGCATTATCAGGAATAGTTCAGTTACTATTCAACTCTACTGGTATAGGTCTTATTGGAGCATCAGGAGCATTATTTGGAATTTTGACAATGGCTGTGTTACTACAACCAACAATGAAATTCTTCTTTGGAATACCATTTAAACTAATATTCTATATAATTGTTGTATTAGAAATATTTCACACATTTCAAGGATTTGATGGTATCGGACACATTGCACACTTATCAGGAGCATTTCTCGGATTATGTTTATTCATAAAATTATACGGATTCAATGCTAAACGATGGAAACGAGATTACTGGTTTTGACAAGAGAACAATTAAATAATGTATTTAGGTTCGGTCTAGTATTTGAGGATTGTGAAAATACACATTCCTTACATTACATAGTTGAAAAATTCGACTACATAATCGGAGTCTACAATAAAGATTTATCGAAGAAATATAAGTTAAAATGTCTTGAGAATGAAAAAATACAGAAATGGATTAATTTATGGTTGATAGAAGAAGCAGAAATTGAATCCTTGGGTTGGAATGTTATCTATTGGATGTATAATTGGAAGATAATTTTACAGAGTAATAGTTTTGATAATTTCAAAAAAGAATTTGAGAATATTATTTGTCCAATGGTCGAATTGAAAGATATTAAGTGTGTAGTACATCCAGTAATTAATAAATACATCGAAAAAATGTTATCCAATGAAGAAATGCAAAGGAAAATAAAACTTCTTATATTATTAGAGTTATAAAAGTTATCATGATGTTACATGAATTTACTTAAAAATTTTAAAAATGAAAATGCGTTTTAAAGGCGGTGATGGTATAGTTAAACCGAAAGATTTTAATGGAGAAGAAATAAATGTTGGAGATATACTGACACATTGTTGGTTTGATGGTGATTATGTTAAATTCTTTCATAAACACAAAATATCAACAGATTTGACGGTAATCGAAAAAAGAGTACACGAACCTTCCGTAATTGTTAAATTCAACTCAGAAAGAAGTTTCTTCTTTGGTGAGGGTATAGATGGTAGTAAATTATACATGCATGATTTCCGATTTAGATACACAAAAAAAGTAAAATAGATGAATACTGAATACGAGAATATAGTTGAAAATTACCTACACTTATATAAGAACTGGTCAATCGAAGAAATAAAGGATATTAAGTTAGAATTAACCGACACAGAAATAAAAACATTATTAGTAATCTGTATATCTAAATATGATGGAGAATGGAATTATGCTGTTGAAAAGAACTTCAGGAACCTTTCTCATTACATAGACGAAATGAATGCCAGTAGTGAAAATGAGGAAATATATAATGAACTTTCTAGAGAATCACAATCAGATGAAAGAATACCCAAAATATACACACTACAAGAAATAAGGCAAATAAAACTAAGTAAAGTATTGAATACCGAGAAATAATCCATACATTCGTAGTCTAAACAAGAAAACTAAAAAAATACATGGAATACAAAAATTTTCAAACACAAAAAGGTCAAACACTAATGACAGCCGAAATGGATGGGGCTCTTGTTAGAAAGAAAAACCTTAAAGGTAAAACATTTAACGTTACTATACAGAAGGATAGGACGTTGAAAGTTGAAATATCTGATAAGGATAAAGAACACTTCGAGAAATTCGATACAGTTAAATACCTCAAAGATGCTCTCAGTGTTGCTGAATCTGAGGAAAACTTCAAAGTTCCCGGAACTGACGAAATGTGTCAGTTGTTTGAAATGAGAGGAGAAACGTCAGAAGGTCATTCACGAGAACTAATCACAAATGATGAGGTTGAAGAAGTAAAAGAACCAGTTATTGGTCAATTCACAACAAATAAAGAGTTGATCAACTTTATCGTAGCAAAACAAGGTAACCGAAGACTTCACACAAAAATTGCCTATATCGAAGGTAAAGAGTTGAGCGGTATGTTAGAAGATGTAGTACTCAAATTGACAATTCGTGATAATAGTACTGTTGATTTCGAAGAAGTTGAAGGTACAAACTTATGTGATGAGGCAATGTTGGGAAGACTTCTAATCGATATTGTTGAAAGAAAAACTACACTATATACTGATAAAACGGTTATCCCATCATTGAAATTCACTGCTGGTGAAGAACACAAGAATCAGTTTGTGTATTTGGAAGTTACCACAGAAGAAAAACCATACGATGCACTTCAAGCACTATTCAATGAAGAAGAGCCAGTAGTATCAACAAAAGCTAAGAGTAATTTATCTAACTTGTTGGATTTATTTGATGATGAATCAACCGATACCGAAGAAGTGAAAGAAACAGTAGCTGATGAAGAAACAGTAGCTGATGAAGAAACAGTTGTTGAAGAAACAGTTGTTGAAGAAAAACCAAAAACTGTCTATCAAGAAATGATCGATGAGTCGTTTCAAGAAAACAAAGACAACAAACTACTTGAACTGAAGAACAGAGTTGATAAGTTACTAAAAGACAAGCAGAAACACAACTTCACAATAAAAACAGCACAGAGTCAATTAGATAAAGGTGATGAGGATTTATCGATACTCAACGCTAGACTTGACTCACTCGAACCACCATTGGAAGAAAATGGATGTGTATTCTACGTATCAACACAGAGTAAAACAGATATTGATATGGATGATAAGACCATTGAAGTTCTTACCAAACTGGCACCGATTCTAAAATTGAATCTACCGGGTGTGATTGAAGCACTTAAACAAGGTTCTTATACAATAAAAATCGACTACGAAGATGTATACGAAAACACATCAATGGTTGCTGATGATATAATCAGACTCGTAATGGGAATCGATAACAGTGGCAATGGTCAAATTCAATTGAGTGAAAAAAACGAATTCACTTATCAGGGTGAAATGGAATGGCACTTACTAGTTGATAAAATGATTAAACTTGGGTTCAAACAGAGTCCTGAGTATGATGAACTATGTGGTTCTCCTTCTTACAACAGTGAAACAAGTGGTCCTGATCCAGTTGATGAAACACCAACCGAAGACACTGTTGAATATTTAGAAGTTCCCAGTGAAGTTAAAAATCCTAGGTTTGATGCTAGAAAATTTCGTACTTATGAAAAAGAAACAATTGTTATTATTGATGCTTGTGGTCCAATTGGATCATCAGATATTGAGATTGATGATGATGAAACCAGTTGTGATTTATATGTTGGTGGTGTTCCATTAAGAGAAATATACACATCCGGGTTTATTAATATTCTATCACTTGATGAGTACGATAAGATGCTTATTACCCATAAAAATGAATTTGTAGATTGTGAGGGATTCTTAACGGGTGTAATCATTCCAAACTTCACTGGTGATGTTCAAGTACTGGCTCGTGGATTAGATACCGGAGAATACTTCATTGACTTCGATGAGACTAATTTCATCAATCATCAGAATGTTAAGTTTGGTGACCAAGATGTGGCTGTGGGTCTTAACTTCCCAGAAGGTACTAACATCGTTAGCCTGAACGAAGACTTCAGTTACCCACTACAAGCTATCAGAAATATCAAACTGGATAATATCCTTGAAGTAGACAAGGCATAAAAACTCTCAATTATATAAAAACAAAAAAGGGGATTCAAAATAGAATCCCCTTTTTTTTAACAATTTTTCTACAGATTAAAGTTTATCATCCAATGGTTATTCACCCTTAACCTCATCAATAGACTTATCATCCAATGGTTTTTTATCAGCAAATTCCTCATCTGGGCTCAAAAATTCATCATTGATATTATACATCTTACCAACATCACCATACATAAACTCTTCTTCAGTTTTATATATCGGGTCGTAAGAACCATCATTAATCATCTCTTCTTTATCATATACATCACCACCACATTCAGAATTATTTTCTGGATAATTAGAATTCGGTGTAACATTAACATTTATGTTAAATCCACCTCTAACAAACTGAATAGCTTCTTTGAGAGCATCAGATAAATTATCTGATTCAGTAGAACCATTATCTGATTCAGTAGAACCACCTTCACAATTTTTCTCATACCAAACTCTCTCAGCTCCCAACCTAGCGAATAATTCAAGACCCTCAGCGAATAAATCCTGCTCATCTTCTGGCATTTTTGAGAAGAATGCTCCTTCTTTAAACAACAATTCACCAATTTCACTTAACCTGTCTTTTTTACTTTGTTCCATAATTTGTTTTTGTTTATTTTTATATATCTTACATACGAATTACACAAATAATAACATGGATTGTTTATGTAGATACATGTTTTGTAAATTTTATTTTCCCACAATCCCATATTCGGTAATAACCTTTACTTCTCATATATACTGACTCGGTTATGGCTTGACCTGATATACCAAGGTTCTTCTTCTTATAATTCTGTTTGTGATTACGAACACCATCAATAACATATTTATAATCTGGGTTACTATGATGAGATTTTTCAAAACACATTACCTTATATAAATTACCAACTGACCAATCAGCATCAGCATAACTTATTATACGGGAAACTACATTCTCCTTTATGAAATATGATAATAATTTAGACGATCCACCAACAACCGAATAATTTTTCACATTACAAAACCTCGACAGGTTCCATTCACCAAAACCCATCTTGTTTCTACCCTCGAATTTATTAAATGTCATAATAGATACCATATCACCATCACAAAACAAACCCAATTTAACAACACTCTTATCACCACCCTGTATGTGGTTATCATATAGAAAAATATTAGATAATTTACTACCTACCACACGGACTTCACATTTTCTAGCAAATATCCTAGTATTTGTCTCACCAACCATATTAGATATTTGGCTTTTAAGTATATCTGTCTTATTCACCCAATCATCTTCCCAGATGTGTATTATACGAATACCCTTTTCCTTGAAATGGTTAGTTTTATCTAGGTGGTAATTTTTATCTTTATATTTTTCAGAGTGCCAGTACAATCCATTAAATTCAAATCCAATATTCAATTCCGGCAAATAGATATCAATCTCCAAACCATCTCGATATGATCTTATAATTTCACCACTATATATTGATGATATATACTCAAACAACTCCTTCTCCTTTATTGACACCGAATCCCCAATTGGGTTACATACTGTACATAAATGAACACCACCACGTAAACGATTATGATACATATAAGATTCCATTTCAAAATTGTGATCACATCCATTATCACACTTAAACAGTGATATATTATCACTTATATAATTTAAATAATTTTTATTCTTACACACCACTAACCTTGACCTAATATCTTCCGACTTATATGGTATTATAGAACCATACTTACGCAACATTGTAGTATTAATACGACTCCTTATCTCTGGGGAGGATAACGGACTCTCATACCCGGTTGATGTTTTATTACTACTCTTAATACGTTCATGTATTTCAGTAACCTGTGATGGGTGGTCAACTCCATACTTACTATTGAAAGATTCTCTTATTTTTTTAGAATCCATAAATGGGTTTTCAACCCCATACTTCTCCAAACAAGTCTCTTCAAATCTCTTAGACCACTCATCAGTTTTAGAATAATGATCCTCACCATATTTTTCCAAACAAGTCTTTCTTGTCCGATCCTTCCACTCATCAGTTTTAGAATAATGGTCCTCACCATAAACCTCCAAACAACTGGCTTTATTTTTAATATGTGAACATTTATCACATGTATAAATTGGATTAGATTTACATGAATTTATATTCTTAGTATACGCCTGGTTCTTAATGTTATTAGAGATACCACACACATCACATAAAACATTTATTCTTATATTACTATTTTTCTGTAAATTTTCCGGAGAAACATCAATTATATCCCTTAATTTTATATCTCTGTAGTACATAGAGAAGTGTTCAATATTACGCTTAGTTATTTTAATTTCAATACTATTATCAAATATCATATTAACATAATTACTTTTTAATATATATTAAATATAAATTCTCCGTAATAGTTGTATATAAATTATGATAGTTGGTAATATTAACTATCTTTGTTAAACAAATCAATAAAACATAATAAGAAAGATATGATTATAAACAAAAACATCCACGAAAAACTTTTAACATCGATTCAAGAAATGTTAATTGATACGAAAGTCAATCTACCTTACTACGGTGAGTTTAACTTGAATGTCAATTTTCACGAAACTAACAGCATACCAACATGTGGTGTGAATGTTACTACAAAAGGTATGAACTTCTACTACTCACCGAAGTTCTTACAGAACATGTCACAGAAAGAAGTTAATTTCGTAACATTACACGAAGATTTCCACTTATTGTTTAGACACCCACGAAGAACGATTACTGGTCAGTATGATCACAAGTTGTCGAACATCGCTCAGGATATGATTATCAATCACATCATTTGGGAAGATATCTCACACAACTTCGTTGAAGTTCCAAAAGATGAATCAGGTAAGAACATGGCTTTGTTTCTACCAAAAGAATATACTGGTAAACTTATCTTTGAAGAACTTTACACTTGGTTGAGAGAAGAAAAAGACAAGTGGGAACAAGAACAGAACGAAAAAGATGAGGATCAAGCCAAGTGTGAAACTTGTGATGGTAGTGGTGAGAAACCATCTGATTCTGGCGAAAAAGGTGAAGGACAAGGAGAAGGTGGTGAAGGACAAGGAGAAGGTAGTGGATCACCATGTCCAGACTGTAACGGAACTGGTAACGAGGGTGGTAAAGACTCCAAAGGAAAACCATCATATGGTCCTTATGGTCAGAATCCATCAGGTAATGGTTCAATGGATACTTGGTCGAAAGAACAAATCTTCTCAGACATGGAGAAGAATGAAGGACAATACCTCGATTCACACATGACTGACGAAGTTCCAGAAGAAATGAGAGAGACAATGGTACGTGATGTAATGGATCGATTAGCAGCTCGTGGATTGGCTTCCGGTAATATCGAAACAACTCTGAATAGACTTCAGAAGAAACGTAAAGATTACTTGAAAGAAATCAAACGTACCATCTCTAACCAAATCTTCGGTACCAAGAAACATAAGACTATTACCAAAATTAACAGAAGAGGTATCAATGGTCTTAAAGGTAACCGTAAAGTAAAGACTACTATCAACGTTATACTTGATACATCAGGATCAATGGGTGGTCAAGGTACTTTTGAACGAGTATTGAATTATGTGTACCAAAACGATATCGAAATTAACTTCATCCAAGGTGATACCGATGTCAAATGGGTACAGAAGTTCAAGAAGAAAAGACAACTTGAAACTATGAAGATTAAAGGTCTTGGTGGTACTGTAATTCAACCTTCAATAGATTACGTAGTTGAACACTACAACGAGTTCAACACTGTAGTTTTGAGTGACGGATATACTGACACTTTGGACCTTTCCAAAGTAAATGGTCGAGTACTTATGATCTCTGTGGGTGTTGAGATGCCAATCTCACATAACTCCAAGAAGGGTGTTAAACAAATCGTACTCGAAGAAACTCACTAAGAATTTGGTTTGTGTTTGTTTGTAAGTGGATGGTCGGGTAACTGACCATCCACTTTTTATTAAGATAATATCATCTCATATTTACTTTTACCACAATTATAGACTCGTAGAATACCATTACTAGACATGTACTGAGATTCCGATAAATCCCCTGGTAAGTTAGATTTTCTAAATTTTGACTTATTCACACGAACACCATCTATTATGTATTTATAGTCTATGGGTACATCAGACACTTTTGAGAAACCAGATGTTTCATATATACCACCCAGACTCCAATCATTATCAGAATAACTCACAATTCTAATTGGGTTATATATTTTTATAAAATTATTGAGTAATTTTGTAAACCCACCAATTACACTATAATCAATTTTAGAACAAAACCGGGATAATGTCCACCCATTTTCTTCCATTTTCTTCCGCCCTTCAAACTTATCAAATGTCATTATACTAACCAATTCACCACTATAAAATAGTCCAAGTTTCAGTGTGGATGGTACAAATCCTTGTATATGGTTATCATCCAAAAACTTCCTACACATCTTAATATCCACTAACTCCTTTATTACACACGTCCTACCATATACCTTATTAACAACTAAACCTACCATATTGGATATTTGACTCTTTATAATATTACGTTTCAACACACAATCATCTTCCCAGATGTGTATTATACGTATTCCTCGTTCTTTGAAAAACTTGGTTTTATCCGAATGGTAGTTTTTATCTTTGTATTTATCCGAATGCCAGTATAATCCATTATACTCAAAACCTATTTTAAGTGCTGGTAGGTAAATATCTATCTCCAAACCATCACGATATGATTGTATGATTTCACCATCATAAATTTCTTTGATATAATTATAAACTTCTTGCTCATTTATAGAAACAGTATCACCGATTGGATAACATTCAGTACAAAGTACAGTTCCATAACTCATCCTACCGTAGTAATTATTTGTTGATATTTTGAAATTATGACCTTTATAACATTTAAATGAAGAATAATTATTACCGAGGTATTTAATATAATTATCATCACAACACATTTTAAAATTACTACGTACAACAGGACTCATACTTACATATTTATTACCATATCTTTCAATATTTGTATTATACATTTTATCTCTAACCAATTTACTTTTTAATGGATTATCAACCCCATATCTTTCTAAACAAGTAATTTTTATTTTATCTTTAATTTCTTCCGACTGTAGTGGATACTCAACCCCATATCTATCCAAGTTTGTATGTTTAACTTGTTCAATATTATCTGGACACATTAGATTTGTAGGAAACCCACAATTATTCATGTTGGTTTCTATAAATTTATCCCTTACCACTTTCGATTTGTGTGGGTGGTCTACTCCATATATCTTCAGACTGGACTTCTTGGATCGTTCTTTGATAACATCCGATTGCATAGCCCACTCCACACCATATCTCTCCAAATTTGTTTCCTTTGTTTTTACTTTATATTCATCGGTTTTAGTATAGTTATCAACACCATACCTTTCCAAACAAGTATCTTTTATTTTCCCTTTTGTTTCTTCTAAAAACATTGGGTGTTCAACTCCATATTTATACAACATGGTTTCTTTAATCTTCTTTTTAACATTTTTGGATTGGAAGGGATTATCGACACCATATTTTTCTTGACAGACATCTTTAATCTTTTGGTTTGAGCAATCCTTATTCGAACATGAGTATTTATCAATAACCTCAGTACTCTTATTATACCGTTTAAACGGAACCTCTAAATTAATATCACAATAATCACAGGATACATTAACCATGTAGTGTGATGATTTAGATAATTTATTAATTGGTATTTCAACAATATCACCAACTGATACATCTTTGAGACCATACTTACTTGATAATTTTTTATAGTTCCTATTCACCAACTCTACTTTCACATATTCATCTAATATCATAATACATATACATTTTCTTTATATATTAGATACTATCGTTCCACCTAGGACATAAATGGAAACTAATCATCCACTTTTATATATATAGGTTAAAACACTCACGTAAATACCATGATATTAACCAAAACAATACACATTAAGATATTCCCACAAAACAAAAAACATTTTAATAATATCGGATATATTGTTGTTTCTGGTGATATTATCGAAGTTAAAGTCGAAGAACTCACACACGGATCAAATTCAATTATAAGAGCCAAGTGTGATATTTGTGAGAATGATGTAGACATCACATACAAATTATACAATAGAAGCATTTTAAAAGGGGGTTTGTTCTGTTGTTCTCATAAATGTGGTGATGTTAAAAGAAGACAAATCCTCAGGGAAACTACTGGTGCTAACAACATATCACAATTAGAATCTGTTAAAAAAAATCGAATAAATACAAATGTAGAAAGGTATGGAGTTAGTCACTCGTTTCAGAGTGATATGGTGAAGGATAAAATAATTGAAACTAATCTAGAAAGGTATGGTGTTGATAATTTCACTAAAACAGATGAATATAAAGACAAAGTGAAAAAAACTAACCTGGGTAAATATGGTGTTGAGTGGTCACTACAATCTGATGTAGTTAGAGATAAATCTAAGAAAACTAATCTAGAAAGGTATGGTTTTGAAACCCCATCAAAATCCGATGAGGTCAAGCAAAAGATTATTGAAACCAATTTAGAAAGGTATGGATATAGATCACCACTATTATCCAATGAGATACAGAAAAAATCCAAAGAAACACTACTGAGTAATTATAATGTAGATAACCCATTAAAGTCAGACATCATAAAGAAACGGATACGTGTAACAAATCTAGAAAGGTATGGATTTGAATATCCAATACAGAACAACGATATTAAAAATATACGAGAAGTAAATAATGTAGAAAAATTTGGCACAACAAACAACACATCAAGTGATATTTTCCGTAAAGAAAATACCATAATAGGTAGTGATGATGTATATATTTCCTATATAGGAAGTAGAATTTCTCTTTTTCGTTGTGATAAGGAACACAATTTTGAAATACACACTGATAACTATTTCAGTAGAAAAAAACAAAATTTACCAATGTGTACGGTGTGCCATCCTATTAAGAATACTATATCCATCAGAGAACAGGAACTATTTGAATTTATATCATCAATTTATGACGGTGAAATCATACAATCATATCGTGATGGTTTGGAGATAGATATTTACCTACCAGCACTTAAAATAGGTTTTGAGTATAATGGATTATACTGGCATTCAGAGGCGAATAAGGACAGGAACTATCACCAAAAAAAGACTAAACATTTTCTAGATAGGGACATACGCATAATACATATATGGGAAGATGAGTGGATATATAAGAATGTTATACAAAAGTCAATGATATCCAATATGTTAATCAAGACAACAACCCGAATATTTGCCAGGAAATGTGATATTATCGAATTATTCGATAACAATATCATACGTGAATTCTTGAATAACAACCATATACAGGGATATAACAAGACTATTAAGAAATCACTGGGGTTAATTTGTGATGGTGAGTTGGTTAGTATAATGACATTCGATAAATCAGAAGGCCGCAAAAAAATGTTAGAAAGTGGGTGGAATCTTTCACGTTTCTGTAATAAATCGGAACATACTATAGTTGGTGGTGCATCAAAACTACTCAAACATTTCATAGATATGAATAAAGCTGAACGTATTATAAGTTATGCCGATATGAGCTGGAGTAACGGTAACCTATATAAAAAACTGGGATTCGATAAAATATCTGAATCCAAACCAGATTATTCCTACATAATTAATGGGAAAAGAAAACACAAATCCTCATACCGGAAATCCAAATTAAAATTAGAAGTGAGTATGACGGAATCACAATATATGAAAGAGTCAGGACACCTAAGAATATATGATTGTGGTAAAATGAAATTTGAATTATTAACAAATTAACCATATCTTAACAGTTAGATATTTTATACAAAAATATCCTTTACTTCAGAGGTTTGATGTTAAGATTATTATTGTTGTGATAGGTATAATACGTGATTAAGCTGTTCTCTGATTTTATCATCATAAGCTTTCTTAATATCCATTACACTATCAATCATCTTCTGCATATTCTCAATTTTACTACTCTCAACAAAAAGTAAATATTTAAATAGTTCAGCTGGTTCTACATTTTTCCCACCAAAAACTGTGAAATTTTTCAGTGCTTTATAATCAGGAACTACTTTTATTTTATAATCAGTATCGACCATATATACATTTCTACCACTACTATGTATCTTATCGAAATCCTCAGAAATCAATTCATCTCAATCGGAGAATAATAACGAGTTTCTTTCAGATATACCATTATCTTCATTAAATTTTCTCAGGTGTTCCATATTATTATTATTTAAAATTCAATCCTATCCACATTATCAAGACTAACCTCATACTCACCACTATCGTATAAAACAGTTATAAGTCCATCATTATCAACACTCACAGGTACCAATGGCTCTTTCGGGTCAGCATCTGATAAATCCTTTATCGAACTTGCATACAAACGACCTCTGTTTTTAATAACCTTTATGATATCACTGTGTTCTATATTATTTACTTTAAAGCCTTCAAACGTTTTTAAGAATCTCATATTAATATATATATTGAAAATAGATATTGAAAACATGAAACACCTTAGAAAATTCAACGAAGAAATTAGTTCTGGTATTTATAGGAAAGCTGGTAGGCAACTTCGAGAACTTGGACATCAAGAAAGAGGCGCTAGATTGATTTCACATTCATACATAGAAATTAAGAAAAAAGTACTAGTAGAATCAGAAAAACTTAGGAAAAAATATGCACAATTCGGTACATTAGGAGTTACCATCCCGGACGGATTGGCAGATTATGACTTCGAAGATAACGGTAATTTTAATTTCATAATTATATTTGATAAGGATATGACCGTTGAACAATATGATACAGAAGATGATTTTAGAGAATATATCAATCTATATTTCCATCTATTACTTATTCCAACCGAAAAATATATAAATCACCTATTTGATGATTATAAAGGTGATGATGCTGAATTTCTAATGGATGATTTAGAATTGGGATATCATAACATAAACACATTTACAATCGATTTTAAAGTTGGTATTGACCATTTCAATCTAAGTGGAATCGATATCTTTGACGGTGAATATGGTTCTGTTAAATTCAGCAGCCGAAAAGAAGCTAAGAAATTCAAATCAACACTAGCTAATATTTTCGGTAGAAGAATACATTATCTGTCTATAAACTCATATAAAAATGACGAAACTTCTCACATAGAAAATGCATTCAGTGAATTAGATATACTTATTGATTATGGAATGGATCCAAAAGATGTTTCCAAACTAATAGATAAATTAAATATAAACAAATTAAAATGGACAATTTAAGATATATAAAGACATATGAGGAGTTATCACCAGAGAAATTAGTTAAAGCATCTGAATATGCTCGTAAAATAAAACATGGTCGTAGAGCAGATAAAATAGAAACAGAAGGAGCTAAAGATATGGGTTGGTTTGATTTCAGGTCAATGTTGGAATATAAATGTAAATTGTATGGTAAAAATCTATCCGTTATTGGTAGATTTGACCCATCCAGTAAAACGTGTTCTAATTGTGGAGTTATCAATAAAGAATTATCTTTAAATGACCGGGAATGGACTTGTAAATGTGGAACCAATCACGATAGAGATATAAATGCTGCTAAAAATATAAGAAATTTTGGGTTGAGGAACAAACCCAGCGTCACACAAAGTGGATGGTTACATCGTGCTTGTGACGTAGAAACACATCAGCCTTTAGCTGATGTGTAGTTAATATGAAGATGATAAATAATTTTCATATATTTGTTGAATCTATGGAAAATAATGTAGCTCTTATTCCAATCGAGGCTGATGGCCTTTATGAAATTGTACCAAACTCCATAAAAGAGATTACGAAACTATTCACCAAAGCTGGTAAGAATCTATACCTCGTAGGTGGATCAGTACGAGATTTCATTACAGGACATGACCCCAAAGACTTTGACGTTGCAACAGATGCTCTACCAGATGAAGTTATGGCGATTCTCAAAGGATATAGAACACAACTACAAGGTGAGGCATTTGGTGTCGTTGTAGTATTCACAGATGATCAACCAGAGGGTGTTGAGATAGCTACATTCAGACAAGATATATCAAAAGGTAGAAACCCTGAGGTTAAACTGGGTGTTACTATCGAAGAAGACGTTACTCGAAGAGATTTGACCATAAATGGGATGTTTTTTGATCTAAGAACTCGAAAGATAATAGACCTTGTTGGTGGATATACTGATTTGAAAAATGGAGTTATACGAATGATTGGTGATCCAAAACTTAGAATAGAAGAAGACCCCCTTCGAATATTAAGAACTCTACGATTTGCTTGTAGATAGTAATTAAGAGGCATTGTGTATGTAATGGGTTTTCTGGTATATTATTTTAATATATAAGGAAATGATTTATAAATATGAGAATTTATTGGACCAAAGAGGAAGAAGATTATCTTAGATTGTGCTATGAATTTAATGGGTTATCATTATCTGAACTATTTGGGAAGTATGTTGAAAAATTTCATCATAGAACTAAATCAGCAATTCGACTAAAAATCAATAAATTGAAACTTAGGCACTCACCAGAACAAAAATACATTATCAAAAGCCGGTTAAATTCTGGAACAAAGAATGGTATGTATGGTAGAAAAGGACCAAATATAGGTCTTACTAAGAAAAATAGTGAACGTATTAAGAAAGCATCCATTAAATTATCTAAAATTATGAAAAACCGCCACAATAATGGAGATTTGGACACTAAGGGTAAAAATAATGGTATGTATGGTAAGACCCCTTGGAATAAAGGATTAGATAAATATTCCTCAAAAAAGATATATGAAATGAGTCTAAATCAATCAAAAACTCGAAAAAAAATTTGGAATTCATATACAAAAGATGAACAAGACGAAGTAATTGGTAGGATGACATTAGCTGCTAATAAAATTAAAAAAGATACCAAAATTGAAATAATAGTTGAAAACACACTCAAAAAAATGAATATTGAATATATAAAACAATTAAGATTCAAAAAATTTGTATTCGATTTCTTTATACCCCAATTTAATTTTGTAATTGAATGTCAGGGAGACTATTGGCACGGGAACACAGAATTTTTTAATGAATTAAATGAAGTGCAATTGAAAAATGTAAAACGTGATAAAGTAAAAATATCATATCTAAACGAAAATGAAATAAAATTCCTATTTTTGTGGGAAAATGAAATACATAAGGATAAAAAAATACTCGATAAGATAATATGGGAGAAATTAACAGAGATACCAAAACAGCTATAAAGAAATATGGTTACATGATAACTGGATTATCCAGTGAGCGTATTTATGATGAGATGAAAAAGGCATGGGTACAAGCTAACGATTACAACAAGTACTTACAATATTTTACCGATTTCGGATTGTTTGAATTTGTATTTCCAGGATCAAACATAAACACCGACCTCATCGAAACAACTAGTTTTAATGTTTGTCTTACTAACCTATTCAAAAATGAGGACACTAATGGTCTCAGTAAGAAACTGACTAAGAATTACAAGATTGATGGTGACACGGCCGATACGATTGAATTCCTGTTAAAATTAAGTAATCTAACAGAGGATAACGCTGTTAAACTTAAAAATGAACTAAATAAGAAGAACTTGGACGTAGAGAATATCAAGGAATCTGACTTAATCGAATGGATTAGAGTAGAAGGATTTGGTGATTTACACAAGAATTTCTTAAAATACCAACCAACAAATTGGGGTAAAAAACTCATCGATCAGGGGTGGGAACAGGGTAGAGAACTTGGTCAAGAGATATCCAAACGTAATATTGCCGATTTTCGAACTTTCATTTCTAATAAATAATAATATGGTAACTTACTTAACACACGTTAAAGACGTAATAGGATTTAATTATATTGGAATTAAATTCGATAAAAGTCTTATACAAACATTTTTGAGCGAATTAAAAGAACACCTCGGTGATGATTATGACGAATATGTTGGAAACCAACAAAAACGTGATGAAAATGGACACCACATGACCATAATCAATGCTGGTGACTATGTAGCACTTGGTAAAGAGATTGGTATGTCCGAATTTGTCGAACAAGTAAGTAAGTTATTCACCTATGAAATTGATGATCTTAAACTTATGGGCCTCGGTACAGCAACGAACGGAACTAACACTACTTACTTTGTTGTGGGTAAATCTGATAAACTTACTGCCATCAGAAACCGATATGCTTTGAAAAAACACGATTTCCACATAACAATCGGATTCAAGCACAAAGATGTTTTCGGACAACCAAAAGACAAGGTTATGAAAAAAAGAAGCAAGTTCATTGACATGTTTAAGCAAAAATTCATGGAAAAAGAAAATTTCCACTTTTTAAAAGAAATAGATAACTGGGACGAGAATCCAGATAAAGATATAATACCAATCTCATTGAAGGATGATCACATACTTATTAAGGTAGATGATAACCTAATACGAGTAGGTCTTATTGAGGGTCAATCCGGTGTTAAAATGACAGTTACCAATCGATACATCGATGAGGATAACCGAAAAAGACTACCAATGACTGATATTATCGAGTTTCTACGTGAAAAAAATTGAGGAGATTGAGTTATGAAGAGATTATACAGATATTATTCACTTGATGAGTGTTTAGATGAAGAGGGTGTTATCGAATACCTAGATGAATTAGAAGTTATGTGGAGTATGATGGACCAATACACTTTCGAACTGAGTATTTCGGACATATCAGAATACGATGAACGATTACTAATCGAATTTTTCCACGAAAAGAACGTAATACCATCATCAGACTTCGAAGATGATGATGATATGGGAGATTATTTCTCAGATTACTAAAATTATATACACACGTATGAAACATCTTCAATTTTTTGAGAACCATATAGAACAACAGGCATTGAAAGATTGGGCATATGAACATGCTAAAGACCATCACGCTGGTCATAATTATTATGTAGATGCTGTTGATGAGTTAGATTATTTCTTCCAACACGAATTCTTCGAATTCTTTGGGGATTTCAAGTTATATCGTGTCCTACAAGTAGAATCAATAGATGATATTGATGTTGATAAACTTGGTAATCACTATTTAGACACATCATATATAGAAAGATTATACGAAAAGCCTTGGTATGAATCAATTGGTATAGAGTTAAATGATTATGAAGAGTTATTCCTAGTAGAAGTAGATGCTAATTATGATATGGTTCAATGGCAACATACAATAGATAGTAGACTTAATTTTCCTAGGGAATTTGAAATAACATTACAGAGAAATCCAATTCTAAGTGAAATATCCAAAATAGATCAGAATTTAATCAAGTAATTAATAAATAAACTTTTAGGACATTTTCACTTAGAAGAAATATGTCAAACGAAAAACAACTAATTAAGCTCGAATCCACAATACGTCAGAAAATGGTAAGTATCGGTGAGGGTAAATTAACTCCTAAAAAATCAAGAATTGGTAAATTAATAAATTCACTTAAGGATTTAGACGAACCATTATTTGATAAGATAATGACAGAATATAAAGAAATTCTAAAAAATAGGTGATGGAATATAAAGCCAAAGCACACTATTTCGGCCACAAAATATACATTGATGCTGATTGTGAGGAATGTATATGGCGTTACCAAGACACACACGAACCCATTAGTAGAGATGATAAACGATATTGTCCATCTTGTAAATTTTTAATGACTGATGATAAACACGATCCATGCATCAATAACCTTCCCGGAGTATTTCACGCTTGTTGTGGACACGGCATCGATGAACCAACATCAGAACCATATGCATCATTCTCAGAACATGCGAGCGATGGTATTACAATTTATGGAGAAGAAGCTCTAGATTTCTTCAAAAAACACGGTAAAGGACCAAAACCACAATGTATAAAGTGAGATTTAATCTAGGTCGAGGAGCCAATTATAAGAAATGGCAGATACGAGATGATAATAATAAACCCACATATCACAACCCTTCCGAAGTAACACTTATTATGTTTGATTGTAAACTACATAATAATAAGAAAACCGCTAAGAATATTTTCAAAGGAGCACACAAGACAGTTTGTGCTTGGATTGAATGTAATATCGTAGATGTGGTCAATAAAGAGTCATTAACTGACGAAAAAGACCAAGAGATTAAATATAATCCAACTACACAACCCAATTGGACACTAAATGAAACCGATGTTGATGGTGTGAAATATGATATTTTACACACAAATGATGTCAAAATATACATACTGGAAAATAAATTATAAAAAAGTTTGGCCGTAACGAAAAGTTATCCGTATATTTGTAAAGAATTAATTCAAACAATATGGAAAAATTAAACGTTAAAGAATACACTGAGAAATTAGAAACAGCATCCAATGACGAAGAAAGAAAAGTCATTCTGTTGGAAATCATCGACCACAATACAGTTAGCGATATACCAAAAGAGGTCTATGATATTATGAAGACATATATGAAATTGGTGAAAGAACTTCATGAGGATATAATATCACAAGATAATTAAAATAAACAAATACTAACCCACAAAAAAATAAAATGGAAATATTCTAACAAAAATAAGTAGTTTAATAATAAAGTAATATTTGTAAAGTAATAATTAATAACAATCACTAAACAAAAAAAAGATGAGTGAAGAAAAAGATAAAACAATGATTGAAGAACAACCGTTCGCTGAACACTTGAAAACACTAACCCAAAAAGAAGAGTTGTATTTTCGTACAATGTGGGCTAAGTATGGTGTACTTTTCATCACGGCAAAACCTGGTGTAGCAAAATCAGCAATTGCTCGATCAATTGCTGAAAAAATGGGATTTCGATACATGGACATTAGATTGTCAATGGTTGATGAGACTGATGTAGGTCTGTTTCCAAATGTGAGTGAAATCGATGGTAAGAAGGTTCTTGACCACGTTGTTCCACGATGGGCTGATGATGCTAACAAGCAACCAACTATCATACACTTTGAAGAGTTGAACAGAGCTACACAAGCCGTTCGTAACGCAGCTCTTCAAATCTTACTTGAACGTGAGATTGGTACGAACTTCTCGTTCAATAATAACGTTCTTATGATGGCATCAGGTAACCTTGGTGACGAAGATGGTACTGATGTTGAAGAGTTCGATTCAGCTCTTAACAACCGATTGATTCACGTTAAACACACACTGGGAATCCTTGAGTGGATTGAGAATTTTGCTGAGAACAATGTACATAGTACAATTGTTAGTTATTTGAAAGCTCACCCTGAGAAGTTGTATGTTGATCCGACCGATGATTCAACCTATACAGCTTACGCATCTCCACGATCTTGGACGATGATGAGTGAGTTTATCATTAAGAACTATGGAAAAGACGCTTCGGCACGAACTTTCCTTCCGATGTTGAAAAACCTCGCTGGTTCTTATGTTGGAGTTTCCGCAATGAAATACATCCAGTACTGTGAGGATATGTTGAACATCAGCATCCAAGATGTTTTGAACAACTACAAAAAGGTTAAGAAAGACATTGAGAGATACAACCGAGATAAGAAATCAGAACTTCTTAACTCACTTAAAGAGTTGGATCTCAATGAACTCACCCCCAAACAACTTGAAAATTGTGTTGAGTTCTTGAATACAGTTGGTGAAGATGAATTGACTGGTTACCTTTTGTTCCTTGTAGATAACAACTACGATGTAACTGGTAATAAGTTGAGAAAATTCCTTTTGAATTTCCGTGAAGTTCTTAAAACAATCCACGAGATTAACAATAAGTAATCTACTCGTAACATATCGAATTAAAGGGGGTCTTTGTAAACAAAGACCCCCTTTTTTAGTATACTTCTAAATGAAAGTTAGAATTAGAATTATTTCTGAACTCGGTGAGTTTAAAGGTGACGTTCTTGAAATGACAAAACCCGAACTTGATGGACTCACCGAAGCATCGAAAGACTACTATAAAAGTGGATTCGAGATGGTAACAGAAGATGGTGGTCATGTTGTAATACCACCACAAGTAATTAGTAATTCTATATTAAAAATAGATGTAATGTAATGAGTAGGTATAAAGACAGTTTTAAGAAATTTGGAGGAGATAAAATCACTGACATAGTAGAGTACTTGAAAGACTTCCTAAAGAACGAGCCTGGTACAACCATATCCGTTGGATGTGATTCCATACAGAAACGTAGAAAGACAGTCTATGCATGTACTATAATGATGCACAACAAAGATATCCGTAACGGTGCTCATGTTGTTTTCTTCAGAGAAAGAAAAGATAAGATACGAGATAATGAAGAAAGACTCTATCAAGAATCAGTTTATGCTTATGAAATTGCTGAATATTTGAACGAAGAATTAACCGGTGAGTACATACGAGAAGATTTAGATGAAACCGAAAGAAAGAGATATAAGTTCCATTTACAGAAATGTGAGGGTGAAAACGATTGGGTTGAAGGACATCAAGTAGAGAAATTTATAGATAATATGGCTCTCACACCATTCGAAAAGGAGAAAGAATTCAAACTAGTTGATATACACTTGGACTATAATCCCAAAGAATTTACTATAAACCAAAGAGGTAAGAAACAAGTAAATAAATCTTATGCTACATACAAGGCTTATGCTCCATGGCTGAGAGGGCTTGACTATCGAGTGTTTTGTAAGCCACTGGGATTTTGTAGCACGAGTGCTGCTGATTTACTCTTACAAGATTAAAACATTGTATGTACGAGATTAATTCGTATATTTGTAAAACTAATAGATTAATATAATATAGAACAGACATGAAAAGAGAAGTTAAAGTTTTCGGACTACAATACTCACAGAGTCAAATAGGATCATATATATGTATTCTTGCTGAACAAAATGGATCACGTAAATTACCAATTATCATAAAAACAAATGATGCTCAATTTATAGCTCTTAAAGTAGAGGGTATGGAATCACCAAGACCTTTCACTCACGAACTCGTACAATCCGTCTGTGTAGAATTCGATATGGATTGCCAAGAGGTTGAAATTTATAAATTACTAGCTGGTATTTTTTACGCTAGAATAGTTGTCTCTAATGGCATCGAGTCTAGAATTATAGATTGCACCGCTGGTGACGGCATTGCCTTATCACTAGCATTCGAGTGTCCTTTATACGCACAAGAAGAAGTACTCGACCAAATTGGTATGGAAATAGATACTGATGGTAATATTATTCCGGAAGAACAAACATCAAACAGTTCTACAAAAAAAGGTAATATACTCTCAATAGAAGACATGCAACGAATGTTGGATGAAGCACTTCTTATCGAAGATTATGTAACTGCTGCTATGTACCGAGATAAGATTAAAGAAGTTCAAGAAGGTGAATAGATAATGAGAGACAAATACCTCGTATTACCCGGAAATAAGTATGGTATAAAATTAAATATGATAAAATGAATAAATACAAAAAAATAGGATTCTTTTTCAACACATTACAAATTATATTTTTAATATTGGAATTTACTACACAATATACAATTTTCTTCACGTTTGTCGTTCTACTACTTGCTATACCCGCATGTTACTTCCACATAAAAGGAGGGAATTATACGAAGTCTTTGAAATAACGACATGGAAGACAAATACCTCGTATTACCCGGAAATGAGTATGGTATAGACCTACTCGACATTATTGACTTAACATTCCTCAGTTTAGAAAAAGCCGAAGAATTATACGAATCAAATTTAGAAGAATACTTTTGTGCCGGGATGTGGAAAGTCGAATCAGATAAGCTCACATTAATTAAGGCCGATAACAATTTCAATTAAAAACTAGTAGGTACATATCTCGAACTACTAATACCTCTCGTATATTACACTACTGGTAAAAGGACCAGACTTGGCGATATATGTTTTAAACAAACCGATGATAAAATATACGCTGGTAATTGGACATCACTAACACACGAGATATGCCATTGGTTAGTTGCTACTGAAGAAGAAAGACAACTACCAAACCTTGGATACCCAGAAATTGGTACTGAATACACAATAGATAAACTCTCACAACGACTTTACGAACAGGAAATATTAGCTAGCTATCTGAATTACCATATAAACCATTTATTCACATTACATAAGAAAGAATCCGAATACACCGACTATATAATGGAAGTCTACACCCGTGTTCCACAAGTAAAAAGACAATGTGACGAATTATGGGAAAATAACAAGTCTGAAATTATGAATAGACCGGAGGTTAAGGAATGCTTCAATCATATTAGTAAAATATTGACCTAAACCAGTCGTAAAGAAAATAAGTAAAATTCTTTTAATATATAGAACATGGCAGAGAGAAAACATATAAAAAGATTCAACGAATCAGATGAACCAATCGAAGACTTAAACATTGTCGATGAAATGAAAAAAATGTTTGGAGTACTATAATCACATTGATGAAATTGGTGTGAAATTGAACAAAATAATTGCCGACCAAATTGAACCTCTATTAACAGAAGGTAACTTCGATGAAGCCATCCAAATGGTTAGAGATTTTTACAAACCTTCCAGACTCGATAATGCCTCAGAAGGACCAGGGATGTCATGTTCATTGAATATAATATGATATTGGCCGTAATCAACCGTAAGAGTAAACAGTACCACGACTAAGAGATTCCCTTACCAATCAACTCATCCAAATAATCGATAATCGATATACCATTCTCCTTACAATAAGCCTTCAACCTAACGTGAGTCTCCTTACGTATCTGAACTAACGACTTATCACTGTTGTACTGTTTTCGGCCCTCAGCATACTGAGTGGCCTGCGTATCTGTTATTTTCCTTTCTCTACTCATAATTATTGGCACCTAAAGGGGCCGGGATTCTTTCTATATATACGTTATATACAAAAAAAGAACAAAGGTTACTTTATGAAGAGAATAGAATTTAACCAAAATTACTTCGAAAATATCGATTCAGAACATAAGGCATACTTCCTTGGGTTCTTAATGGCTGATGGGAGTGTTGCTAAGAATCGTAACAAATTGACAATTAAAATAAATAACAAAGATATCGAAGTATTGGAATCCTTCTCAAAGTGTGTGGAATTCGAGGGTGATATATGGCATAGCTCCAAACGGAAAGATATATGTGAGATAGGTATATCGAGTAAGAAGATGAAATCCGATCTTATTAATTTAGGAGTACATTCTAATAAGACATTCACATTACAATTTCCCAAACTAAAAGACAAAACATTATATCGTCATTTCATCCGAGGATATTTCGATGGAGATGGTTGTGTTAGGATAAAGAAAGAAAATAGAAAGGGTCGTGAAGGTCATAAAAGAGGTGATGTTCGGATAATATCAGCTAGTTTTCCATTCATAAATGACTTAAATACACACTTAAATCGAGAAATTAGTATAAATTTAAATAAACCTTATGGTCCTGAGAACTATAAGTACATCGGCTGGTCAGGATATAAAGATATTGAAACACTATACGATTATTTATATAAAGATTCCAAGTTTTTTCTCAAACGAAAGCAACTTATCTTTGAAGAAGCATATAACATAAGTATAACAAAAACTAAATACAGAAAGAAATGATTTCATACATAGGTAGTAAACGCGGTAAGATCGGCAAATGGATAGATGAGTTTATCCCAAAGGATATTGAAACTTACTGTGAGCCGTTTGGTGGCATGTTCAACCTCTATTATGAAATGGACTTAGAACAATACACAAATTTGAAGGATGTTATTTATAACGATTTCAATCCATTAAATGCCAACATCTTTGCTGCTGTTAGGCAGTATGAGAAATTTTATCCTCATTTGGCTAATCAGAAGTATCAGGAGAGGCATGAAGATGTTACTGATCCCAAGTACCCTGAGTGGTTCTATGAGTATCAGAAAGAGATTTTCGGTAAAGAACTTATCTTAGATGTTGAGAACCCTGATTTCCAAACGGCCATGAAGTACGCTTATGTACTCGGTCAAGTGTTCTCTGGGTCAAAACCTGAGACGGCTAAGTTCATTGATCTTAGGGGTAAATACAACTGTAAGTTTGGAGCCTTTTCGAGAAAACTGAATTTCAGTAATCACGGTAAGAGTCTGAAACGTCACTTTGATAAAATCACACATGTTGAATGTATGGACTTTGAGAAGTTGATGTTACAATATGACGGTCCAGGAGCTTATTTTTACCTTGACCCACCATATTTCACAAAAGAGAATTATTACTCTAACCACGAGTTCGGATTACACACACATGAGAGACTTGCTGACTGTATGAAGAAACTAGAAGCTCGTTGGTCATTATCATACTATTACTTCCCGGAACTAGAAGAGTTTTTCCCAAAGGATAAGTATCGATGGGTAGAGAAAGAATTTCATAAGATATCAGGAGCCAAAAAAGGTAAGCCAGTCAATAAATCGACTGAAGTACTTATAATGAACTACTAATGAACTACTAATGGAAGATAACTACATAGTAAAACATATTGGTGATGGTGAGTTTGAAGTAGAACTTAATGGTGATATTAAGGGTGCTGGTGAAAGCCTTTGTGGCATGATCAGATACACATATTTTGAAGATTATACAATACCACCGGTTGGATGGAATGTTACACGAAAAAAATTACTGGATGATTATCATCCAAAAATGATGGATGATGTTATGTCTGGTAAATTGAAGCCGAATAGAATTAATTACTAAAAAATAGAACAAGATGAGAAAATCAACAGATATTAAACGCATAGATATTAAAGAATTCCGTGAGAAGGGATATCTTCAAGAATTGAACAGAAGGTTTTTACATCCACTCGGACTTGGTTTAGAGGTAGTACTTGATGATGAAACCGGTGAAGAATCACTTGGTGGTGTTTGGGATAGTAGAGAAGAAGATGAGGGTATATATTATGATTTGAAAAATTCAGAAAAGAATAGAATTAGTATATTTAAGGAGAAGAAGAAATTCATAGATGATGAATTGAAATCACGTTCTGAAAAACGAATCGATTCTTTGGGGTTTAATATCGAAGACGTATGAAATAATATGTCTTTAAAAATACTGAGAGATTAAATAATTTTCCGTACATTTGATATATGGGAAATATTAAGATTTTCCATATCAAGGTATAGCGCCTTGTAAGAATCACTACTCTGTATGAGTGAAAACCCATACTTGGTATACCTATGTGGAAACATTGTACTAACCAAAACACCTGCATATCCTTTAGCTTTCAATAAGTTCAATCTATATTGAACCAATGTGTCCATAAACCCTCTTTTAGTAAATTCTGGTAATGTAGCTCCCAATCTAAGTGTTTTAATACTATCCAGGAACATACCGTCAGCAATTCCAGCCACCGATACTATACTACCATTTATGACTATACCATACAGGTCAATTTTATAGTAGCTATTACCATTAAAAACAGCTTCTTTCAATTCAAGTTCTAACCAACCATTCCATTGACTTTCCCCAAACGTATTTTTGAATATGTTAATTACTTCTTCCCTATGTGTGTCATTTATCTCAATAATATTCAAATTTTCCATAGTTAATAATAATTTATGTATTATATGTATTATTTAGTATATTTGTTTAATGGATACGAAAACACCTTTCTATTTATTTGGATCCGAAAACTCACAAGACTATGATGTTCTTGTGTCCGTTGATGAGATACCACGAAACATAGATGATGCACACGAAATCTGTAAACACTGGAATGACAAGTTGTCTAAAAAGCTATTAACGGGGAAACCATTAAACTGCAACATTGGTGTATTTGGTGGTGTGGATGGTAATCAATTAATCGATTGTTTTAAAGGTACGAAAGATGAGTTGAGTAATGTTCTATTCTACACCTACGACAACCATAGGCAATACTTCGACAACCCTATAAAATCTAGTGTTGAGAGGGATATCAACGAGAAGGTAATTCGAGTGTGTCGGTTCCTTATAACATTTTATTCGAGAACTGATATGAGGGTCGAAATAAAGAAGGCTCTACGTGGTGATGCTCTTATGAAATTGAAAGTCATTAAGAAGATTGACTATACTAAAATGACCGATTTTCCTGGTAAAAAAGATAAAATCGAAGATATCTATAAAGTTCTTAGCTTTCAGTTTGGACAAGTGTTCTCACTCATTGATGGATATGAAAGTGATTCATATACTAAGAACGGTATCATCAAGAACTACCCAGAACTCAAAAATATGTTATTGAGAGGTACAATAGGTGATTCTGACTTAGAGGCTCTTGAAGAACACCGTCACAGGTTTATTCAATATATTGAACTTCGGAAAAGTTCTATGAAATTAGTGGAGGTATTTAGAAGATGAGTAATCAACGACAATAGAGAATACTTAAATAAGTACTATGAATGATATACCCTACATAAGAGCATTATATACTAAGGAAGATTTTGTCTTTCATAATAATACCCAGTGGTGTATAAATGAAGTACTCTTAGTTAATGATATAATTGAGTATAAGATTGTGATGTCCAGTGACACGGTTAGGATTAAATTTGTATATGAATCTGAGGTAGAATTGGTTAAAAATGTACGTAACAAACGACTACACGAATTATTAAATGAAAGTAATTAAGGCAAAGAGAGTAAAGGGAAAGGGTTTATCATCTAAAAATGGTTACCCTACTGTCAATGTTCAATTCGAACTAGATACTTTGGAAGAAGGTCTTTGGTCATGTTATTTATGTGTAGGTACTGGGTGGAGTAGATATGAGTATAAATCCATAGCATCTGTTTCCGAATATAATGGAGCACTATGTACCGAAATACACACCGTGGATAGATTACAAACCCCGATAATTGTTGATGAAGAAGTCAAAATCTTATTCATCAAAAAATTGAGAGATAAGTTATCAAACATAAATCCAATCGAGCAAATAAAAATCGATATCGATTTATTAAACAATACTCCGTTAAAAAGTTGTGAAGATTGCTCAAGATATTACTCACAGGATCGAGGGTACTCCAACTACACCGTGGAATCCACCGATTATGGATGTTATGCTGATATATTTGATGAAACTAGTTTAACTTCTGGTAAATATAACGCCAATGGGTGTGATCATTTTAAAGAAGGTGATATGTGGGTATTGGACGTAGATGGTGAAGAACCAAAACCATCAGAAGGTTGGTTGAAAGCAGTTATGAGAGATGTTAAATTAAATAGCATACTCAAAAAGTGAGTTGGTTACAAAGGAAATTTATTGGTACGGGAGGTAGTGATGAAGAGTATGAAAAATCGTATGTTAGTGTTAAATTCGGAATAAAGTCCGTGGTTTTTTATCGTGGTTTTAAATATACCATACATAGTGCTCAATGTTACCCCGGTGATAAATGTTGTGAATATCACATCATACCCATAGACAATACATCAACTAATTCAAAATTTGTATATGAAGACGAACTGTTGAGTGAATCTGAATTTCGTAACAAAAAATTGGAAAAATTACTTAAGTAGTTTAGCCGCTCTATATTCCTTCCACTTATTAATATCATTCTCCATCAATTTACGAATTCTCTTAGACATCGTGAAAGTATTCTCCTCACAAAACTCTTTATAGTCATTTAACAACTTCTCAGGTATTCTTACATTTAATAACTTATTCTTCATAATAGGTACATTTATTTACATGTATATATAAGTAAACACACAGTCTCTAGTATATTTTTACTATATTTCTTGATAATTTAAATGAAATCACCTTCCGGAAATATAATTTTTCAGTTTTTTAAAATCTTATGCCATTATTTATCGTATATATAGTATATGAATGAAAAAACACTTATTATCAGCTTATTCGGTGGTCCAGGTACTGGAAAATCAACACTATGTGCAAATCTATTTGCTAGAATGAAAATGGACGGAATCGATGTTGAGATGGCACCGGAGTATGTCAAAGAAGTAGTATGGGAGGAGTCTTTTAAAAAGATTGAAAACCAACTATATATCTTCGGAAAACAACATCAACGAACACATCGATTAATTGATAAAGTCGATGTCATAATAACTGACTCACCTTTATTAAATTCTATTGTCTATTACAACGGAAACAATCCATATTTCACAGATCTTGTCTTGTGTGAGTATAATAAAATGAATAATTTGGCTTTCTATCTAGAGAGAAGCTTCGAGTATGTTCAGAATGGCCGAACACAAACCTTAGAAAATGCTAAAAAAGTGGATCAAATATATGAGAGTTTATTATCAGAGAATAATATAGATCACACAGTCTTGACAAGCCCATATGATATAGATACGATATTAAAAGTAATAAAAACAAAACTATGAAACGACTAAGAAATACATTACGAATTATCTCAATATATGTGATATTTTTCCTTATATTCACACTTATAGGTCTTCCTTTTGGATATGCATACGCCACCTTCCGATTGGCTTTTATATCAGCATCAATATTTACAATAGTTGTTGGTTTTTTCTTCATTGCCATTACTATATTAGACAGAATGTAATAAACCTATGAGTGGAAGAATATATCCAGAAGGTGATTTAGATGATAAAAGGAAATCTAGATATTGTCCAGAGTGTTATAGTAATAACCTAACTAGTGAATATGGTGGATTCACTTTGTTTAGTGCTTATGTGTGTATGGATTGCTCAATAAGTTTTCCCATATATAAATCATTAACTAAAGCTACTGTGAGAGAATTCAAGTTAAAGGAACTATTGACATGATTACAAAAACACTAAGTACAGAAGATAGATATTGTCCTCATTGTTACCGTGATAGTTTGGTGGTGTCATTTAATCAATACTCTATGGTTTCGGATTACCAGTGTCTGGACTGTCGGAAATATTTTAACAAAGGAGACACATTAATAAAATCCGAAGTAAGAGATTTAAAACTAAAAACAATATTAAAGAAATAAAAATGGATTATAAAATTTTCGAAAGGCACTTTGGTATCAATTATACTTGGACAACACTACCAATATTAACGAATCCCGATAATAAGTTCTGTCCAGAATGTCTTAGGGATGTATCAGACATTTATCGAAATCGATCCAATAGACACCGAAAGAAATCGACATGTCCTGTTTGTTCAGAAACTTATAAGAAATTGATGAATAAGGAAGAGATACGTGAACTCAGGTTGAAGAAATTACTTAGATCGTAATTTCTTATACTGCATTATTCGATAACATCTGAAACCTATATATAACTGAACTAGTATTGGATAGACATTTATAACGAAATTACAAATTGTCCAAAACCCACCAGAATAAATCATAAAAACACATCCTATTATGTGTATTACACCATAAACATAAGCATCAATATATCTATCTCTAACATTCCATGTGCTGTTACAACACATAACACCCCAACACCACTTAATAAGTGGATTTTTTGATGTTGGGTTAGTTACCAGCAGCCAATTCAAATAAAAATTACCACCCACAGCCACAAAGAGTGTGTATATTACTTTATTAATTATATCTATTATACACATACCCATCTTGGTAATGTACGGATCATTAATTTAATATATGTAATATGAATTTAAATTTTCAACTAATTAGACATAACTACATTAAACGATTAGTTATATTCTCACTATTTCTATATAAGACACAGAGACGTAACGAGTCTATGTACACAAACCTTATACACACATTCGTAGATAAGAGGATTAATATTGATATAGAATTAACTATTGAAGTGGGTCCTAAAATGAGTAAGACAGATGTACGAAGTGTTCTATTGGATGATATCCTAGGAGAAACCGATAAAGATGTTGGTATCATGAACCTCGTAGTTATTAGATTCACTACTGGACACAAGGAAGAAACATTACAGATAAATTTGAATGATGAGGAGAAGTATATGATATACTTAGATCACTAATCTACACAACCAGTGTGTAATGTTCTAGTTTAATATTCTCTGGTTTTACTATTTCCATACCGCTGTATTCCCAAACATCCAATAGAGCAATGTAATATACCTCCATCGTATCTTTATTTATACAACCAGTCTCGTTTATATATTCAATTGCCTTCAAATCACTAAATAAATCATACACCTCCTTAACTGGGCTATCAGAAATATCAATTACCATTGTTGGTCTAAATAAGGTTGGGAATCCCTCCAACGAAGTCAATTTATTACCAGAACAATAGAAATCACCACCAACACTAGATGGACCTCCCTCTAACGAAGTCAATTCATTATCAGAACAATTGAAATTACCATCAACACTAGATGGAGCTCCCTCCAACGAAGTCAATTCATTATTTCGACAATAGAAATCACCACCAACACTAGATGGAGCTCCCTCCAACGAAGTCAATCCATTATTATAACAATAGAAATTACCATCAACAGTAGATGGAGCTCCCTCCAACGAAGTCAATTTATTGAAAAAACAACTAAAATCACCACTAACACTAGATGGACAACCCTCCAACGAAGTCAATCCATTACCAGAACAATTGAAATCACCACCAACACTAGATGGGCAACCATCCAACGAAGTCAATCCATTATTATAACAATTGAAATTACCACCAACACTAGATGGACCTCCCTCTAACGAAGTCAATTCATTATCAGAACAATCGAAATTACCATCAACACTAGATGGACAACCCTCCAACGAAGTCAATCCATTACCAGAACAATTGAAATCACCACCAACACTAGATGGAGCTCCTTCCAACGAAGTCAATTTATTCCTATAACAATAGAAATTACCATCAACAGATGTTGGAGCTCCCTCCAACGAAGTCAATTTATTATTTCGACAATAGAAATAACCACTAACATTTCTAAATTTAAGCGGTAATTCTATCAATTCCCGATTAGATAAATCAACATCTCCGTCAACATCAATTGATCCATCTTCATTTATTATGTAGTTCTTTATATTATACTTCTGACAAATAGAATCTATATCCTGTCTGGACTCATTTATGAATTCTCTATACTTATATAACATACACTATATATTAATAGACCAATGTTCCCTCCAACGAAGTCAATTTATTACCAGAACAATCGAAATCACCATCAACACTAGATGGGCAACCATCCAACGAAGTCAATCCATTATTATAACAATTGAAATTACCACCAACACTAGATGGACCTCCCTCTAACGAAGTCAATTCATTATCAGAACAATCGAAAGCACCATCAACACTAGATGGAGCTCCCTCCAACGAAGTCAATTCATTATCAGAACAATAGAAATTACCATCAACAGATGTTGGAGCTCCCTCCAACGAAGTCAATTTATTATCAGAACAATCGAAATTACCACCAACATTTCTAAATCTAAGCGGTAATTCTATCAATTCCCGATTAGATAAATCAACATTTCCATCAACATCAATGGATCCATCCTCATTAACTGTATAGTTTATTATATTATACTTCTGACAAATAGAATCTATATCCTGTCTGGACTCATTTATGAATTCTCTATACTTATATAACATACACTATATATTAATAGACCAATGTATAATGTCTAAGTTTAATATTCTCTGGTTTTACTATTTCCATACCGCTGTATTCCCAAACATCCAATAGAGCAATGTAATATACCTCCATTGTGTCAGTATTTATACAACCAGTCTCGTTCATATATTCAATTGCCTTCAAATCACTGAACAATTCATACACCTCTCTAACTGGGTTATGAGAAATATTAATTTTTGTTGTTAGTCTAAACAAGGTTGGGAATCCTTCTAATGTGATTAATTTATTATCAGAACAAAGGAAATCACCACCAACAGTTGATGGTCCTCCCTCTAACGAAGTCAATTTATTATAAGCACAACCGAAATGACCATCAACACTAGATGGAGCTCCCTCTAACGAAGTTAATTTATTACCAGAACAATAGAAATTACCACCAACAGTTGATGGTCCTCCCTCTAACGAAGTCAATTCATTATCAGAACAATGGAAATCACCACCTACAGTTGATGGTCCTCCCTCTAACGAAGTTAATTCATTATTATAACAATAGAAATCACCATCAACACTAGATGGAGCTCCCTCTAACAAAATCAATTTATTACGAGAACAAAAGAAACCACCACCTACACTAGATGGACAACCCTCTAACGAAGTCAATTCATTATTATAACAACTAAAAAGCACCATCAACACTAGATGGAGCACCCTCTAACAAAACCAATTTATTATTAGAACAATTGAAACCACCACTAACATTTCCAAATTTGATGGGTAATTCTACCAATTCCCAATTAGGTATATTAACATCTCCGTCAACATCAATTGATCCATCCTCATTAATCGTGTAGTTCTTTATACCATACTTCTGACATATAGAATCTATATCTTGTCTGGACTCATTTATGAATTGTTTGTAATTATACAACATATACTATATATTTAAATATATAAGTCAAATGTTTTATTTATATTTGTATTTATTATGAAGTATAAAGTGAAAATCCGTGAAATTATTGACGAGGGAATAGACGAATACGGTAATATATATGATGGTTATCGTGATGGTCCTTATGATTATGCGGCTTGGTCTTTAGATGATGAAAACGATTCACTTTGTCGTGAAATTAGATATAAATATGTTGATAAAAATATTAGTCCATCATACGAAAATGATAAATGGGGAGGAAGACGATTGCGGAACCCAAGACACCCTAGGTTATCAGAGATTGATATGGATTCTATATACGATAAGCAAACTTTTCGAAAAAAACAGATAGAAAGAGTGTTGGGAGTAGAAAAAGAAACTAAGCCTACACTCGGAGATTTATATGAATATAGTAAAAGAACTTGAAAATACTCTTCTCGAACACTGTTACAATATGTCGATATTAAAAGAAGTTTCACATGAAAAGAAGAAAGATAGTATAATAGATTCCTTAATTGGATCCATAGTAAGGTTTTATGGCGAAGTATCAGAAGATACACTATTTCAAATAAAAAACTTCATATCTGATGTAGAAAACAATAAAGTTTTCGATATATCATTTTTCAAAGAAGGCGGGAATATAGATGATTACATAACACCCAAGTGGATAGATTTTACTAAATCACTTTGGAGATTGAGGAGTGTTGGATTAGGAACACCTAACTCAGCTTCTGGTGAGGGTGAGTTAATGTTCATCTTCATATCACCACTGATATATAAAGCCTCACGAGGCGATTTACTTATAGATGGTGAAAACGTTGAGATAAAAGGCCAAGAGGTCAGGATAAATGGTAAAGTAACTGGTACCGAATTCCTAAGACGAACTAATAAACTGGTTTTACAATATGGGCTCAAACCAAACATAGCACATAAAGTAAATATCCCAGCCGTTGAGTTAGAAAAGGCCCGACACCAAGAACACTGGCAAGAAGAACTTATGAAACTTTCATTGGAAGATCGAAAATTATTCATTGGTGATTATTTAAGAGCTCTTGATGATAATAGACACGATGTAGAACACCTATTTGATTTTGCCTATTTAGACTTTCACAAACTTAGAAAGGAAATAGTTAAGATATTATACTCTTACATGGTTAGTGATAGGTCATTCGATAAGATGGTTATACTTGGTGATGGGAGTAAAGCTGTTATAATAAGTAGTGATTGTGAGAAATTTAATGATAAAATTGATAGTGAGGAGATTCCGTTACTAGCCGACTATTTCAGAATAAATCAAGATGCCAAAGTTGGTTGGTATATTACATAAATTATTCGTACATTTGATATATGGACTATTACGACATAGAAAGAACAATCCGAATATTTCACAACAGTTTGAAAAAACAAGTAAAAGAGATAACAGATTCTCTGGGAGATATTCATGCAATTTTAAAAAAAGCCGGATATGTTTTTGATCCAAACAAAACCCGTCAAGAAAATTACAAAACGACACTGGAATTACATAATGCAACTGCTGGTGTAGTTGATGGATGTAAAAGAGGTAAAATAATATACATACAGGCCGAAAACGCTGACTTCGTTATATTCTTCAATGAAAAGAAATATGTTGATAAATATCGTAATGAGGTACGTCCTGGTGTGAGAATATATAGAACTTATTCAGAACTTGATGTTGAGTGTATAACAAAATCATGGGGATTGAAAGATGGTGAGAGTATAGCAACTAAAGCAGGATTGGTTACTAATACATTCACTGACGTTACCAAACATCCACAGAAAATTGGCAAACACACTGTTTGTGAAAGACCAACATTACAAAGACTCATATCTGATATAAATGATAAAGAGGTCTCATCATACTCACCTGTATATGATGGATGTGATGGACACTTCCCATTCACACACGACCTTGGCATTGTACAATATTCTATCCGAATGTTACTTATATTGGGTGAAGAATTGAAAATTCCCGGAATCAAGTGTTTCTGAGATAAACCAACTTTATCCAAATACATAACCTATTATCGGAGATAATCCACACTCATAACAATATTCGTTTCGTTAAATTTCTTTAAATGTTTCATTTCTTTCGTTTAATCTACTTCCTCAATACCTTCCTCATCCTTTAAATCTCTTAAATCAGAAACTTCACCAACATCACCCTTTTTTCTCTTCTTTTTCTTAAATGTTACTCCTATATCACCTGATCCTTCCGTTCCAGTTGTTCCGGGAAGTGTACCTGGCTGTGCTGATACAATAGGGCCCATACCAGCAGTTGTAGCATTGGCCATACCAACACCACCCCCATCACCGCCACCACCGTCACCGTCTTCGAAAAACTGTTTAAACTTCTTAATATCCATATTATTTAGTACTTTTTTATAAACCTTTACAAATTAAAATTATATCACTATATATGAACTACACACAAACTAAAGATTTGAACGAGAACGCCTTTTTGTTTAAAGTCCGAAATTGGTCCCTCAACCCAGACATATTATATATTATATTAACATCCTCCCCTTTTTGTTTATTTTTTATGTCACTTACATCACACAAGCTAAAGACTTGTGTGTTTTACGTTCCGTCATATAAAAATTTTTAGAAAATCTATAGATGGTACTTTGAACTTCATGGAAATGAAAGAACAGTGGCCTGACATTGCTGATAAACTACACGATAAGGGTATAATAATTGGTAGTAAGGCAAATGCATCACTAACGTTATTCGGTAAAATACTATTTGATAGATGTGATAGGAATAAAAAATTAATTGAGATATTAAATGAATGAAGAAACAGAGTTAAATTTAGAAAAACCAATATTTGTCGTATACATAAATGTGAATGGTCTTGGTCGTCTTAAAGCCGAGGAAAAAATAAAAGGATTTATGGATGCCTATATGAAGAATATTAATTCTATAATTTTTCCGGTTGATGGTGCTCAGGAAACTCGAATGGAAGTTCTTTGGAGGGGTAATTCTATTGAGTCACAAATTATTAATTCGGATCGTTATAAAATAGTTAAAGACAAACTTAACATAGTTTTGAAATTAATAGAAGATGGTTTGGGTGATGAGGTAATAAGACAGAAAGTTAGAGATATGCAACTGAAGGACATACTCGACTAATATTTTATAATAAGAGAATTTGATAAATACCTTGAACAATATAAATGATTATGAGTACTGATAATGAATATGATAGTGGATATGAAATGACCATGCGTAATATCAAGATAAAACTGGCACTTGGTGAATATGTGATAGGTGTTGAAAATGAGAGATATGAGAAATTTAAAAAGTCCAGAGAGTATAAAGTTTATAAGGAAACACATAATGGTAAAGCTATAACTGGCTCGATGGCATTATACTTATTCGGTCTTTTAGATAGAACGGTTGGTGATTTAGATATAATGAATTCTGATATTAAAAAATTCAACTTCTCACATAGAGATAGTTATGATTTTATAGAAAACGACAGTGGGTATTTGGGTTCTGTTATGTATATACCAAAATGGTATCAATTCTTTGAAAATTTCCATATAGATATATTTGAAGAAACTGAAATTGAGAAAATTGTCTATAAAGACCTTGTTATTGATAATCCATTATCAATAATGGAAAATAAGAAGATAATTGGTGATATTGGTAATCGTAAACACTATAGTGATTTAAAATTCATTCAATCTAAATTTAATAATCTTATTTAAAACTTATCGGGCGTTACTATCTATAATGTTATATGATAATATACCTAGACTTCGATGGTACGTTGGTAGAACATTGTTATCCATTAATCGGTAAAATAAACCCTAGATCATTTAATGTAGTCGAAAAACTTAAAAATGCCGGACACACTATTGTATTGAATACATATAGAGCCGATTGTGATGATGGGACTCTTGAATTATCAGTATATTTCATTGAAAGAAATCCATACTATGATTTAAAATTAGATTCTATACAATCTTCTAAGATAATGCCTTTGCCGTGGAAGACTCCTCATAAAAACATGATTTCCATGTATATAGATGATATTTCACCTGGTATTCCATTGAGAGATGGGTTTCATGTTGACTCTAAAATGGTAGATTGGCAACAATTAGATAAACTATTTGATGAAAACGGAATATACTGAGAGAACTATTAAAAATAAATTAAATGGATTACGGAAAAGATTTTAAAAAATATGCTACCAGTGTAGGCATTCCAACAACTACACTAGAATCTATTGGAGATTCGATTGAGGGGTCAATGACACCTTATATTCTTGAAGAAAGACAGATGCAAGTAACACAGATGGATATATTCTCACGGTTGATGAGAGATCGTATTCTCTGGGTGTCAGGAGCTGTTAATCAACAAATGTCTGACGTTGTACAAGCACAATTACTTTATCTCGACCAAGCAGATAATAAGAAAGACATTAACCTTTACCTTAATTCACCGGGTGGATCAGTTCTGTGTGGATTGGGTATCGTAGATGTTATGGACTACATCAAATCAGATGTATCGACTATGAACCTCGGTATGTGTGCATCCATGGGTTCTATAATCTTATCTTCTGGTGCTAAGGGTAAGAGGTCATCTTTGATTTATTCGAAGGTTATGACACACCAGGTGAGTCATGGATCACAAGGACCGGTACAAGATACTCGTATAACTCAATTAGAAGCTGAGAAGTATAACTACATTCTATTCAAACTATTGGCTCAGAACAGTGGTAAGACTTTCCAAGAAGTACTTGAATTCTCAGATAGAGACAGATGGTATAATTCTGATGAAGCTCTTGAATTCGGTTTGATTGATGAAATCGTTGGACTTAATAAGAAGAAAGATAATAGTATCTCAGCTCTATTGGAGGGATTCGATGAGTATCACACAAAAGAATTAGCCAAGTATGGATAATATAAACTTAAATAAGATTGTGGAAAATCTATCAAAGATATTCATAAATGATGAAATCCGAATATCTAATCGAGTTCGTATTGGCGCTGAGCGGTATATGGTTGTTTATATAAATGATATTCCAGTATCATTCAATATACAGGGAGATGCTGATATGAACTTAGTTACATTTGATGATATTTGGGTGGATATATTAACAAAACTAGAATCTATTAAAGACCAAATTGTTTCCCCTGTGATATATGGTAATTTTAGTAGACCTCTTGTTAAAAAAGAAGAGAAGTTATCATTTTATAAATATATGATAAAATACTTTGATGATTAAAATAAATAGTTATAAGATGTATTTAGATGGTGGTTCAATTTTAGTTGATACCAATAGAGGAACATTTTGTTTTGATTATCGATTATGTAGTCAGACCAGAGGTCGTTTGTATAGAGGGTACCCAGAGAAAGATAACAGTAATCTGATATCAAATTCAAAAGAACTTGAATCGGATATATGGGGAGAATTAGGAAAAGAAGAAGGATTTACAAAATAAAAATAAAAATAATGTTTAAGAGATTAATTGAGAAAATTAGAAGTACAAGAAAACCTAATCCATTTTGGGTAGGATTGATAGAAAATTGGGATAATCCTGATATTTACGGACCATGGACTACATCAGAAGATTGGGTTGATGTGGATGGTAATAGAAAATTTTTCAAATCATTCTATCTAATCTCTACTAATGAGCCGTTCGTTATTGAGACAATAGATGAATATAATAAGGATGATTGATCAAAATTTCTTCCTTGGAAATGATGTGTGTAGTGCTAATAAACGAGTATCTGAGAAAAGAGAGAAGAAGAAGAAGAATAAAAAATGGTTTTGGTGATGGAAATAAAAGAGAAATTAGAACTGAATAAATTGATACGTAAGTATGAGGGTGAAAACACATTCGTTAAATCATTAAAAACTTCACTTAATTCTAAGTGGTGTGATAAGGTTAAGGTTGGTGAGAAGACTTATAAGATATTGTCTGATCGCCAGTACGAAGCAGCCAGGTCAAACTTTTAGTTACTCAGGTGTTGTTTTATGTCAGCATTATATGAATGACTATCAGGATCACCATAATCAGGTATGTTTGGACTTAAGTAAAATGATCCGAAAGTATCAACGAACTCAATAAATATACCTTCTAATGACAATCCCCGTGTTTCCCCGTAATCGAAAGATATATCATCCAACCAATCATTACTATAATAGAATCGGTAAGTCCAATTACCATCCTCATCCTCACGTTTACTATGAAATTTAATACCTTCATCAGTTAATTTACTATCAAATGAACTAATGACAGCCTCTAATGTTTCAGAAGCTAAATCTCCTGTATAGGCATCACCAATTAAATTCTTAACTTCATCTAATAGTTCTTCCCCTATTTCATCTAGTTCTGAGTAATTATCACCGACTAAGAAGAAATCTACCAAACTTTCATCAGTTTTAACATCGGTTTCGAGAGCATGTAAAATTTCGACATCATCAATTTCTTGTCTTATGACATCAATACCACCAAAATTTTTGATAATTTTTGTTACTAACATCCTAGCATTGCTATTATCGAGGTGGTATTGGAATAGTGATTCGGTCGTTGGATTATTCTGATAAGAATTATCATAATAATGGTCCCAATCAATACCATCAACCAACATATCATAATAATTATCGTTTTTATTTATTACACGATCTCGTAAATTTTCCATATCGATATCAAAATATATGTTTTCACCATCAACTTCATAATCTCTCCATTCGAGTTTTTTGGCTATTTCCTTTATAGTAAATTTATGTTTATTTAAATCCACAAATAATATATCCAATCCATCTAATAGTGTATAACCTCTATTTGAATGTTCTTCCCCAACTAAATCATATCTACCCGAAACATATTTGTCTAATCTTAACCATTCTATTATATACCCTTCGTCTAATATAACATTCTTTATATCTACTATATTATGGTGGTATTCCACATCATCTTGGTCATACACATATGGTAATGAATTATCCTTATCGAGTAAGTGTAAACCCAGAGACTCAACTAGTTGAATTGATGATTTTAGGTCCAATGTTATGTCTTCTTTTAACGGATTTATTTTAACGGGTTTTATCATCACACTATAACAATTATGATACTCTCTTTCACTGGACAGCTCATGCTCAGATATCTCACCAGTTCTAAAATAATCCAATAAATCGGATTTTAGAAACTGGTATATTTCAATATCATATCTATTATCTGTTAATGGTTCAAAGTGTGTTAGAATATCATCTTCTGATATAACCTTACTCTCATCAATGAAAGCAATTCGCTCTGATATGAAATCCCAATAATTTTTCAACATAAGGTATATATAAAAAAAAAGAAAATCTAAATGCTCCTCTTTTTTTTTCTATTCAATCTTTTAATATTAAATTCGGGATAGAAGTTCTTTCTTCTTATCTGTGAATTCTTTCTCGGTTAATATACCTTTTTTATTCATATCAGCCAGTTCGGTCAAGAGTGTGAGAACACCGTCATTATTGTTGGTCTTCTTAATTTTCTTAACCTCTGTTGGTTGTTGAGATTCTGGTAACAAGTTGTAAATAATTGAGTGTATTTGTAATTCTTCAAAATCCATATCAACCTCATGAAAAGTTTGTTTTGATTTCTCACCCATTTCAACTCTACCAGTTTCGATATCATTACTCAATTGAGCACTATAACTACTGACTGATGCATCTACATTGGTAGGAGCAACATACGATTGTGGTGACACAAAGGTTGTTGTTAGTGTACCACTATACCCGCCAGTATTTGAATAGTGGTTACCACACCAAATATTCGGTACTAATGGTATTGATTGATATGTGTACCAATTTCTATCTCTGATTATAATTGGTTGTATAGTGTTTATTCTATTTCTCCAATTACTAAATCTAAGAACATCTTCTTTATAGAAGAAAATTTCCATCATTCCATTTTCTGAGATGGCTTCTTTAGCCTCTTCCGAATTCTCTACTGTATAAGTTTCGAATTTGAATTTACGTCCATCATTTATAAAACAATCCAAATACTCTCTTTGACCAGGTTTAATTATTAAACCACCTTCAGATATTGAATCACCATTGATTCTTATATCAGCCAATATATTTGTTTTGAGTGGGTTGAATATTTCGATTTCAAATTCTTCCCCGTTTTTTAGATAAACATTACCTTTTTTGATAGGTCTTCGTCCACGGTCTTTCGGATCTACAATCCACGCTCCCGGTATTGCGTTCTTTTTAGTTTTAACTTTCATATTACTATTCTTTTTTTTTATTCCCATATCTTAAATTCCTTTCAAAATCCTTAAAGTAACATAAGGTTACTCGACACAAGCTGATTGAACAGTTAGTATTGTATATATGAAGTTTGTTGTTCTCTGTTCTAAAAAGTGTCCATATACGAATTTGACATCGTGGAGTTATTTATATTTTTAAAATCATTGGTGATTTTATTTATCCACGTAACAACTTTACCAACAACCTCGTCACGGTTATTAATTACGCCATTATTAATATTGGATAGAGCATATCTTATTGTTGATGAATAGTCGTGATGTTTCATAGTTTCTGCATTAACATTACCTGTTTTCTCTACATCCAACTTGGTTATACTCTTCTTTGGTAAGAATTTATCCAACAATTCTTCATTGGATTTATTAAAATATTTAATGTTGTTCATTTCGTATATATTAATTTATATAACGGAATGTAAAACACACAAGTCTTTAGCTTGTGTGATGTAAGTGACACCATAACCATTTAAAAAGAGGCTTGGTGCTTTTAATATATGGTTTGAAGAAATGTTAAAATCCTTTAAATATAGAATGCTGCTAAAAATATAAGAAATTTTGGGTTGAGGAACAAACCCAGCGTCACACAAAGTGGATGGTTACATCGTGCTTGTGACGTAGAAACACATCAGTCTTTAGCTGATGTGTAGTTCATAATCATTATATTCTCAAAAGCAATATCTATATTGTGTTTACTGAGCACTCTACTCATTTCCTCTCTTGGTGTGTATAATCCATTATAGAAGTCTAGACACTCTTCATCAACAACACCTATGTTACAAACAATACCACTATTCTCATACAATTCATCGAAGAACCCAGGAAACATATTATATACATCTTGTTCCGAAACATATAAACTAGTAAAGTGTTCTATGTCTAGGTGTGATACCACACCTTTCCCATTTATTGATTTAATTGGCTCCCAATTAATATTAAGACCTCTATTATCTACATGTAATTTTAGTAAATCTTTAACCAGTTCATCAGTCTGTATTCTACTCACTATATCATTGAAGTGTTTTTTATCAGTTGTATAAACTTCTGGTTTGAAAAATAAAACGAATAACATATCCATTACCGTACATTTGAAATCTACTGATATCATTCTCGCTTCGAATTTTGTATCACCACTTGGATATTCTTTAACAGATATCGGTATTATATTTTCGCCTTTACCTCGTATATTTGGATTTTCAACATTCGTCAACATATGTTTATCATCGAATGATAGATATTCATAATTGGATATCTCACCCATCCAATCTATGTTCTTTAACAACTCTACTTCATTTTCTTGATAATACTCCTCATTTATATAAAATTGTAATTTGAGCTCATCATTATTATTATTTAGATAGAATTCCTCGATATGTAGACACATTATACCATTGTAGTTATGTTTACACATACTTAATAGAATATTATTTGTAATTTTTTTTTGTTCGATATAATAAAAATCGAAGTTGTGACAAATCGATTCTATTTTATCAGTGAAAATATCCATCTTAAAGAATACGGTTTCGAACAATTTAAAAGATTTTAAGTAATCCATTATTTATATATTAAAACTTTTAACCATTATTTATGTATAAAATGAAAGTAAAGGATTAAAAATGATAGAAAAAGGAAGTAAAGTACGTGTACATTACACCGGAAAATTTGAAAACGGTGATGTATTCGACACATCAGAAAAAAGAGAACCAATTGAATTTGAAGTTGGTAAAGGACAAGTTATCCCAGGATTCGAAAATGCCGTTCTTGGTATGAATACCGGGGAATCAAAAACAATTAATCTGACTCCAGAAGAAGGTTATGGTACAATCAATGAAGAAATGATTGTTACTGTACCGAAGGATCAAGTACCGGAGGATGCACAAGTAGGATCACAATTACAAGGTCAGAATCAAGAAGGTCAGCCAGTTAATGTTGTTATTAAAAGTATAACAGAAGATAGTGCGACATTAGATGCAAATCATCCACTAGCTGGTAAAAAACTAACATTTGAAATCGAGGTGGTTAGTTTTTAATATATATATAGTATGTTGAATACTAAAAGTGTAAAAGTTAAAATTAATAATAAAACAAAAAGCCATTATTTGAATCTAGGATATGATTTAGATAATGGCTTTTTTGATGTCTCTGTTGAGGATTTACCGAAGGCATCAAGGGTGTTTATTGATGTTGATTGTGATTATTGTGATTCAAATAAAGTGATAGCCTATTGTGAATATTTCCGGAATGTGAGTCATAATGGGAAATTTGCTTGTTCAAATGTGTGTGGGTCTATGAAAAAAAAAGAATTATCAATAATTAAACATGGTGTGGATAGTCCTTCTAAACTTGATTCTATAAAACAAAAAAACAAAAAAACAAATTTCGAAAAATATGGTGTAGATTATTATATGAAAACGGATGAATTCCGAGAGAAGTCAAAAAAAACATGTCTTGAAAAATATGGTTTTACCCACGCTATGAAATCAAATATAGTACAGGAGAATCTTAAACAATCAATAATTGAAAAATATGGTGTTGAAAATGTATTCCAGTCTGATAGTATTAAGAAAGTAATTAAAGAGATATTTATGTATAGGTATGGTGTGGATCACCCCATGAAATTTACTGATATTAAAGAGAAATCAAAACAAACCAAAATAGATAGGTATGGTGTTGGTTATACTCATATACATGATAAAATAAAACAAACATGTTTGAAAAAATATGGTGTAGATTCTTATATGAAGACGATTGAATTTAAAATTCAATCCAAAGATAGAATAATTGAAAAATATGGTGTTGAATTCGTATCACAATCCGAAGAAATTAAAGATAAAATAAAACAAACATGTTTGAAAAAATATGGTGTGGATTCTTATATGAAAACACCTGATTTTAAAATTAGTTCCAAAGATACAATAATTGAAAAGTATGGTGTTGAATTCGTATCACAATCTGAAAATATAAGAAAATTAAATTTCAACAATTGTCAAACGGATAATTATATAAATTATGACCGGAGTGTAAAAGAGTCTATTTATTTATGTGGTAAAGGTCATACATTTTCAATTAAATCTAGTAATTATATAAGTAGGTCTTCCAGTGACCTTTCGTTGTGTACGGTTTGTAATCCAATAAATGGTATTTATTCAATACGCGAGAATGAATTATTGGAATATATCTCATCGATTTATGATGGTGAGATTATACAATCTTATAGTGATGGTTTGGAAATAGATATTTACTTACCGGGATTAAATATTGGATTTGAATTTAATGGATTGTATTGGCATTCCGAGAAATATAAGGATAAAAATTATCATTTAAATAAGACCAAATATTTTGATGATAGAGGAATTCGTATAATACACATTTGGGAAGACAATTGGGTAAATAATCGAATAATAATTGAGAGTCAAATAAACAACATCGTTGGGAAAACCAAAAATAAAATATATGCTAGGAAGTGTGAAATTGTGTATATTGATAATTGTACTGAATTTATGAATACGAATCATATTCAGGGTATGGATAGGAGTAATATAAAGGTAGGACTAATCTATTTGGGTGAAATCGTATCTATAATGACCTTTAATAAATTAGAAGGTCGTAAGAAATTACCGGGTAGTGAGTGGAATTTATCTAGATTTTGTAATAAAATAAATATATCTGTTGTTGGTGGAGCATCTAAACTACTAACCAATTTCATAAAAGATAATAATGTAACTCGAATAATAAGTTATTCTGATAATGATTGGTCTGTTGGTAATCTTTACAAAAAACTAGGATTTGAAACAATTAATAAATCAAATCCGGATTATAAATATGTTGTTGGTGGTGTTAGAAGAAACAAACAAAACTATAAGAAATCTAATATGGGTATACACAACCAAAAGATAACGGAGAGAGAACATATGTCGGGTCTTGGATATTATAGGATTTGGGACTGTGGTAAAACAAAACATGAAATGTTTGTAAAACTTAAATAATTTATCCGTATATTTGTGTATGTCAAAACGGAAGCTGTGAAAGCCGTCTTACCTAATGACCTTGAAATAAAAAATAATACTCTGGATAATCATTTCCATCCCTAACGGGAGTGAAGGAAACCAGAGTTCCACATTTAGGGATGTGGTTTGGGTAAAAAACCACCCTGTGACACCGCAGGTAATGTCTGACACACATTAAACAAGAAAGTGTTAGTGTTATAGAATTTGTGAATTCTCAAACATGTTTAAATCCGAAAGAACTTTTCTCACACAAAAGGACTTTCGGATTTTTTTTGATATAATAAATGATATGATTGTTGCAGTTAATATAGGTTACTCGTTCATGGATACCCAACATGTTTTAAATATGTCTCCACATATATTCAATGTCGTAGATTTTAAAGAATTTAAGGAAATAGCTAGAGATAGTTTACCTATTGTATTATCCTGGGGTGTGGATTACCATGTACCATTATCATCACTAACTCTATGTATATGTGTACAAGAAGAGGATATCGATTTGGAATGGAATTATATGATTAGATGTGAAAACATAAAAGGATTTAATCCATATAAAGATATGTCTATTGATGAATTTAAATCTTTTTATAAAGGTTATAGTAGATCACAAAAAATTAAAGGAATAATAGGTGAAAGGATTTGACACATCGAAGAAATATGAAGTTCTTTGGAAATTAATAAACAAGGGATATATAATACCAGCATGGATGCCATATCCGGATAGTGATATAGATGATAAACTATTTGATATGGTTGAGATTAAAATCAATAAATACATGAATAAATATTCAATAGGATATCGTGGTAAGGAGTATGAGCAATCAGAACAAAGGTGAGTGTATAATACCACAGGCGAAAGAATTAGAAACTGGTGATGAAATTGATACACTAGTGTATATGGGTGGTAGGCTTGGTGGAACACTTCGTATATTTAATAATTGTGTAGTAATGAGTGTCGAAGTTATTATGGGACATATAGGCAATGAACAGTGTGAAGTTAAATTCAGATATGATAGTCAGGTACCAGTGGTGGAAACAGAAAGAACCCTTATGAACTTGATGAGAGGTCCGAAATTAGAATACTTACTGGATATGAATGATGAAATATCGATATTCAAAAAATAAACTTGAACTTAAAATCAATTGGGGAATTTAGCTATTCTTTCCTCTACTTCTTCTATAGACTTAACCTGCTCAATAGCTTCTTCTGATCCATTCTCTCTGAGTTTAATAATCATTTCTTGTGGCATACTATCTCTATTTTTTTCCCATTCAGAACCCTCACCTTCAGGAAATAATATAGTAGCCCCTGTTGTGATTTCTTCAGATCCCAGTTCATATAATCCATCAAGTGTAAAACCATCAAAATTTTCCATATCATCATCATCAAAGTCTTCATCATCATCAAAGTCTTCATCATCGAATTTTTCAAATAATTTTAAGTATTTCATAAACTATATATTGTTTTACAAAAGTGTATTTTTATAATTTGAACACTTTATTAAGAACAAATCAATTAATTTTCGAAAAAAATAAACTTTTCCCTTGTCAGTTCATATATAATACATATCTTTGTAGAACAAATTTATATGACGGAACGTAAAACACACAAGTCTTTAGCTTGTGTGATGTAAGTGAAATAAACAAAAAGGGGAGGATGGTAATATAATATGTCTGGGTTGAGGGACCAATTTCGGACTTTAAACAAAAAGGCGGTGAGGCGTTCTCGTTGGAGAAGTCTATGAAACGTTGAAACACACAAAT